TGTACCGACATAAGGAGAGGCCGGTTCTCCTCCGAATAGATGAAGTCAACAACTTGGACGGCACCTTTTATAGAGTAGCCTTCCAGGTCAGCGGAGATCACGACGAGTACGCGCACGAAAAACTGTTCGAGTCACCGATTCTCGACACAGAAGAAGCCGCTGAGATGTTCTGCGATGCGATAGCCGAGTCACCGATGGCCTACGCTCGCAAGTTCTTCCAACTCGGAACGGTGAAGAAATGTTAGTAGATCAGAGTAAGCGGATCACCAACTACGTCGAGGTCACGCACGCGATAGTCACTTCAACCGAGTGGCTGTCGCCGGACGGTGAATATCACAAGCCGAAGGTCACGAACCCGAGACTCACCGAGGACTCACCGAAAGTTCTCCGAGTATCGGTTCCGCGAAAAGGCTTCACGTTCAAAACCATTGAAGAAATCGAGGAGATGGGATTAATGGTCAGCGACGTGTGGCAACATGACACCGACAAAGACGCCGACCGAATCATGCTGAAAATCGAACCGAGGGAGGACGACTGACAATGGAACACGAGGTAACACGATCAGAGTATCCGGTGAAGTACGACGAAACGCACGTTCTCAACGAGGAAACTGGTGACGTAGAATGTGTCTCAACTGACATTCATGGTGGCTGGAACTCCGAGGTTGAGTACAAATGTGAATGTGGAAAAACGTTCTACAGCCTCGAAGAAGCCTCGCAACATCTCCGAGATCAATGAGTCTCAAGATCCCTGAGGCGATGGTTACGGTGAAAGGTATCGTCAACACAAACGAAGTTCGGGTAGTCGGTGCAAGTCTGTTTGTCGCCGGTCACTGCACCGACGAGGAGATCAGTGAGATCAACTCAGAACTCCACCCCCAGTCGGTTGAAAAGATCGACCTGGAACGAACGAGGATCGACCTGTGAAAAAGTGTCCCAACTGTTACCGAGAGGTACAAGAAGACGCTAAAAACTGCCGACATTGCGACTTCGGAATCGCAATTTGGGCAAGCGCGGTGAAGCGGATATGACCCGCAGGAAGTCTCCGCCCCGGTCGAAAGAGGAAGCGGAAGAAATCTACGGAGAAGGCGAGGTTCAGGAGTGTCCCCAGTGTGGAACGTGGTATAGTAAGCACTCGGCGGTTCCCTGTTTCGCCTGTGCAGTCGGCATGAACCCTTACTAACATGAAAAAATCACCTTCAGCACAGACTGGTTTCTGTCAGAATTGCGGTGCCGCTCAAGATCAGCTTGAGGGAGATAGTGAGACGAACACCTGCGAAAACTGTGGTCACCCGGTAGAACCGGAGGACAACAGTGTCGATCACGACGAACCCTACGCTTTCTAATGGACCACCCTAATGAAAACGGTATGAACAACGCTTGTGCCGCTACAAAGGCTCTAATGGCCTCTGATACCATCGAAGAAGCCCGAGATTTGGCTGAGGCTATTAGAAAATCATCAGAGTAACCCCCGAGTTGGATTAAGTGAGGGTTCGATTCCCTCCCTCGGCCTTCCCGATGATAACCGCAGTGGTTTGAGGGGTTGGAGAGTCCTATGACGCTAAGTAACAACGATCTCACCAGCCGTTTCTACAACGGCGGTGGGTCAGGACAGGCGAATAACATGGAAATAGAGACGTTCTCGGATGGATCGGCCATTCTGTGGGGCTACGGATGGGCTGTGTACGGCTTCCGTACCCCGAACGGGAAAGTGTTCAAATTCACTGGGTGGGAGGGTTACAGTCAGTCCACCACCCAGCAGATGGGTACTTTCACTGGTGCAACTATCACGGAGATCGACGCTCGGCCCGAGTCGAAGGCCGATGCAATCAACGAAGTTTCAGTCAAAGCGTAACAATGTTCGCAGAAGAACCCACCGACGACGAGCCGCAGGTAACGTTCAACGAAATCATCAAGATGGCTACGGGTCGGTCCATCAAGCCGCATCGAGATCGAGTCCGTGACGACTTATCACCGACTGAGATGGCTGAGATGGCCCATGCAATGGCAGATCAGGCACCTCACAAGTCGGACTTCAAAATGAGTCCTATCGGTCATGCGTTAGTGAGTGTCGGGTATCCGCGGGAAGCGAAGATCGCCCAGCACGACACCCACCTCGGCCTACAGCACGACTACAACATGGTTCTCGTGAAGACTGACACCATCGAGAACCCGGAGGGGTACCATGACTACGAACTGGCCCACTACCTTCACCGAGATCACTACGACGAGGCGGTTCTTCGGGACGCGATTCACCATTACAGATGAACTTCGGTGAGTTTCAGACCGAGGCCGACGTGGTGAAGATGGACACGGGTACCAATCTCGCCGCCCACAGAGTTCGGGCACTCATCGAAATCCTCGGTCGTGACGGTGCAACTGAAGCAATAGAACACCTCAATATTTAACTCAGTCTGGTGACGTTTTCGGAGTTCGATTCTCCGTGAGTTACTGCTCAATGAAGGGCTAACATACCCGGAGGGCACCTTTCGATGGAAGATAAACTCCTAATCCGAGAAGTCACGATTGCGTTCGAGAATGGCACAGAGCGAGACACCAGCATCCGATACTTCGTGGAAGAAGCCCTCGAAGACCCCGAGGCGACGGTATACCACGAAGGTGAGGAGGTCACCGAGATCGAGGAGATCGAGATTCCGGAGGTCGAGGCGTAATGGCGAAGTCAGCTACCCGACCGACGGCCTCCGACGCGGTGAAGAAAAAGGCTGAAAAGTCCTACGCCGACCGTCAGCGAGAGATGTACTGCTCGGACAAAACGGAAGCGTGGCCCGCTCGGTATCGGCGTGCAGTGTATAGCTGGCGGTAACATGACACTCCGTGGAGTTGCGAAGTGTTGGAACTGCGATCAAAAGTTCAACATTTTCGAGAAGATCCAAAAGTGCCCAAACTGTGAAACCACCGTGAACACCAGCGTCAACGCGGTTTAGCCTCGGTAGGTTCGATTCCTTTCGAGGTGCTGGGGGCACCGTGCCCCCGTCACACTCTCCGACCCCCTTTCGTGGGACTGGGTGGTTCCCGGTCCCGTGCTACGAATGGTATTTCGAGGTTCGATTCCTCGGCGTAGTATTAGGTCTGGTCTGAAAAACGACAGCCCCCGACGGGGTACAAAAGGACCGAGTTGGCGGTTAAACAAGGCTGGCAACCTTGGCCGCTGGCCGCGGTGAGATTTCGCCACCTCACCGTGTTAACAATCGGAGTCCGGTTGGCCGACCGAATCAGGTAAGCGAGACGCGAGCGGGTTCGAGTCCCGTGGACTCCACTTGGGTGATGAAGCTCTAACCCACTTCCTTTCTGATCGACGTATTGGCAGATGACCATGCAGTTGCTACCCAAACTAAAATGTTCGCAGACCAGACCGCGGAAGACGGAAGTACCGAAAACGACCAAGAAAACGACGCTACTGGTGGAAACCAGTATTTCGATGAGCGTTCAGAGATCCACGAGGTGTACTGGATCGCCTGTGACGCCAACCGACGCAACGGGCCGCAGATCCTCCAGAACGACGACCTCACGGTGAAGGGAACCGATGCCGGAGTGTCCGGTGCAGTGGACGACTATCGGTTCTTCAACGATCAGAAACAAGAGCTGATCGAGGAGATCACCGGGGAGAAGGATATGTACGGCCTTCGGAAGTACCGAGAGGACTTCTCGACCCCCGACGAGGAGATGTGGAAGGAAGCCGGAAGCGAACACTTCGGCATCACAATCGTCGGAGTTCACGAGATTCAGGCTGATGTGGCCGCTGAGGAGTTCAATGTGGACTATTCCAAGGACGAGGTGGACCCGATCTTCGTCCCGATCCTCGAAACAGAGGACGGCGAGGAAGTCATCTACAGCCCGGTGGACTTCTACGATTCCGACGAGACACAGGGCAGTGAACCCGAGGAGACAGAGGCGGATGCTGATACCGGTGAGGGCGAGGAGTCCGAGGCCGAACCGGATCTACCGATGGAACCGAAGGCGGCCCAGGAGTACCTGGAAGAACAGCCTGCCGTGGAGCATACAATGCAGATGCAGTCGGCACTGCTCAAGCTCCGTGATCCGAGTCGGACAAACACTGACATCGCTGAGGAAGTGGACTGCTCGAAGAACACAGTCCGGAACGGGATTCAGAAGTTCGTCGGTGAAGACGGCTACGAGGATCTGAAGAACCGAGGCCGTCAGCTTCGTTCAGGTGACTACGAGGAACAGATGACCGCCACAACTGATGGCGGTGAAGTGACCGAGGAAGAAACATCAGAGGAACCCGAAGCCGAAACCAGTCGGATCGAGGAGTTAGAGGCACGGGTTGAGCGCCTGGAATCGGCGTTCAACATGGATGCGCTCCAGAAGCTCTAACGTCCCTTCCCTCTGCTGTTGATTTTTAGTACAGGAGGTCGGTTGGGGCCGCTCACTACAGTAATACAGCACTGTATTAGGTGCGGTATTATGTAGTGCGGTTACCGTCGGGAAGGCCCCCGCCTCCTTTAACTTGAGGAGTTAACCTATGAAGAGAAACTATCACAACCCAAGTAGCGGAAAGGAAGACAGTGTAACGTTCGATAACAACAACGACGACGATCCACCAGGAGGGGCAGGTGGTGTTGGGGCAGGTATTTCTGAAGAACCGGAACGACAACCAGTAGTTCCGGGAGAGTGGCACCCGCTACGGGCGATTTTTAGCCCAGTCTGATGTCTACCAACCAACGGCCCGTTGAGGAGCGACGGGACTTGGTATCTACTTTCTGTCTGACTATCCACGTTCGGCAACGGTTGTACTACGAAAACGAGAAACGGTGCATCGACAAGCGGCTCATCTCCGATGCAATTCAAGAGGGTGATCGAGGAGAGAACCCCGGAGGAGATTCTGATACCGCGATTATTTATACAGAAGGTGGTATCACGTTCAAAGTCGCTGTCGATACGATCAGGGAGGAGGTGGTCACCGCATATCCGATCAAGTTCGACCGGATGGAGGCCATCAAATCCAACCGCTGGACCCAAACCCAAATCGAATCCGTTGAAGAGCGAGTCCGAGAGGACAAAACGGAGATGATTAACGTCACCCGATAGGCGGAAGTTCGGGGTTCGACTCCCCGGTGACGTTTTCCCCGCTGTGGGGAGGAGACATTATGTCCCAACAGGACACCCAAAACCAGAACGGAAAAGTGCCGACTACGCCGAGCAGTCAGGAGTTCGGTGAGATCACGTCGTCGGCATCGGCAGTTGAAAAGGACGAATTAAACGTCATAGACGAAAACAGCGCGTTGGCCCAAGAAACGGGTTCGACGGGCAAAAGTAAGCGAGACATCGCTGAGGATGCCATTCACGAGCATCTATCAGAGCTGATCTACAGCAGTGACGAGGCGTTCCCCCGAGAGTACAACCAGAACGCCGAGACTGCGGTTATTCGAGCGGCGAAGTTGCTCATTTCACACCACCCGGATTACGGTGAGGAGTGGCTCACTCGGGACGTGATGACCGAGGATGGTCGAATTATCGAGCTTCCTCGACCGCTGAGTGAAATCATGGAGGCCGCCAGTTCTCTCGGTTACAACCCGACCATCGAGGTCGAGCTTCACAGAGACGAACGGAAGATCGTCTACCAGGACCCCGGCATCGGGATGACTGCCCACGAGTTGGACAAAGCGTTCAACACGACGGGAATGTCGGGTGTGTCCTACGATGCTGATACCGGTGGGAAGATGGGCCTCGGTGCCCTGACGTTCGTGAAGCCCGCCGGGAAGTACGGTGACATCACGGGATGGACAAAGACCCGGAAGGTTGACGCTCCGGACATTGACAAGGAGGGCATCGCCTTCCTGACGGATCTCTCAGGACTTGAAGAGATTCCGAACGACATTCCTGAGAACTTCCGTGGAACCCGATTTGAGATCCCGGTCCTCGAAGAATCTGAGGGTGGGATCGACTTGAACAAGTTCCAAGGTTGGCTGGCGAAATACAGTCAGGCTCTCCGGGTTCCGCTTCTCTATAAGGAGTACCGAGACGGTGAAACGATCACCGAGGAAGAGTACGGCGGAAACACGCTGGAAGAACTCTACAACGACCCGCCGATTGTAGTGAACCGACCCGGTGAGTACACCATCGTTGCGGGACCTGATGTTCCGAGCGGCTACGATGACCCGGACTGTTTCCTGGTTAGTATGCCCATTGAGCGGAACACGCGGGTTAGTGTTCGCTCACTCTGGAACGTCAAGGTGCAGATCCACAACGAACAGGGACTTATCATTGAAGGTCCGAATAGGGGGAAGAAAGAGGAGGATGTTGACCTCCACGAGGACGACGTTCCCCTCCCCCAGCCGACCGCCGACCGGGACCGACTCCAGAAGGACACTGCAAACACGAGGTTCTTCAAGCACATCAAGGAGGTCGTGAAAGAGCGCGAGCTTGAGGTAGCCGCTGAGTTTCTGGAAAACATCGACGGTCCGGAAGACGTTCTCTCAGCACCGCAGGATAACCCCGGAGAGTGGAAGACTTTCCGGAAAGTTCTCAAGAGGCATGGTCCTCACGGAGTGTTCAAAAACCTGAAACGGTTCACTCGGTTCCTTCAGAAGGAGGACAACGAGTTCCGAAATTACGATGATGATGTAGGAATGACTATTTCTGAATGGGAGTACCGATGTCAGTGTATTAAGAAGTACACCGACGACGATCCCATCGAAGTGATCGGGAGCTACGATATTCCCGAAACCTACCAGAAGATCCACGGTCTGTTCACCGAGTTTTCCCACGCTCCCCGAAACGGATGCAACGTATCACGACAGAAGGGACGCAGTGAGAAAAAGCTCGGTGATCTGCTCGCTGACTCCACTGGATCGAATATCTACATGGCGGCTTCGACCGGTGGGAAGTTCATGGACCGGGCAAAGACGCTCTGGAACACCTACGATGACAGCGAGATCATCGTGGTATCCGGTGCCCACAAGTACGAAACTTACGAGGATCTGTACGGGTTCAAGCGGCTTCCGAACGTTCCGTACCGTCGTGATGACGACGAGGACGACGAGTGGGACATCCCGGATGCAATAGCCAGCAAAAACAAACGATCCGATGGGACCGATAAGAAGTCTCGGGGGAAGCCGGACGACGTGGAAGATCACGTCCTCAAGATCCGAACCGAGAGCGGTCACAAGATCGACGCTCGGTATCCGGTGAAGAAAGTCAGAGATCGGTTCGGTGAAGATGGAAACGGAATCCACCGACGAAACGAGTTAGTTCTCTTCCCTCGGTCGGGTGAAAGGAACATCTCGGACAACTACGACTTCGCTGACAACGCCGCAATTGCGTCCTGTTCCAACGAGGAATACGAGGCTCTGAAAGACTGTGCGGCTGTGTTCCTTCCTGACGAATACAAAGCCCGTTCCTACAACTCGGTCATCGCCACCGAAGACGGTGCAATGACGCTCGTGGATATGATCGAGGATGATCGACTGGTAATCTTCGCTCAGGTCACGAACATCGAAGGCAAGAAGCTGATTACCGACGAACGATCCGAGATTCGGGAATACTTCACGGAAGACCTACTCGGTCAGATGCACTTTGACGACGGAGAACAGCCCGACGTGTTGTGGGCTGTTGCCGACAGGAAGGCGATGGACAAGATCGAGTTCGTCGCTGACAAGGAATACGTTGGACGGAAGAGCATAATCGCGTTCAAGTACGGTCGGCTTCACTCCAAGAAGTTCAACTCTTACTCACTAAAGAAGGGTGAGAGCCACTACCAGCGACTTATCGACACCCCGAACTGGGACGATGACTCTGAAATCTACAACGTCATCGACAGTCTGTCCTACAACAAGGGGTACAAGGGCCACGTTGAGGAGTTGATGATGGCCCTCCACGACCTGAACATGGACTTCACCAAGATGGAAGAAGACGATGTTCGGGAGAAGGTGGCACTCCTCGGATACGGTGATAATGATGCCTGAAGTCAAACGAAGAACCCCGGCGAACATCGTAGTACAACACGACGACGGAAACATAGAGAGCGTTCCCCTCTCCCGACAAAACAGGCTTCTGTTCGATCACAACCTGTGGGGATTATTGAAAGAAGGCGACGAAATTCTACACCTTAGCGGCGATCCTTCAGTAACAATCTCACCGAACGAAGATTCCACTGAGTTTACCCTCAAGGTCGAGGGAGCGCAACCGATGCACCTCGGCCCTGACTTGAAACCTCGGATGGTGGACACCCTCATTACGATCTACGAGGATCGGGACGAGGGTGAGGGAGCCGACCCGACGCCGCTCGTGGATCTCCGCGACGAGATCATGGAGAACCGGGTTCGGATGAAAGTGGTTGACTATCTGGCGGAGATGCCGCCCTTCTCGGAGTATATCTCAGATGGAAAACTCGAAGTGACCGAAAATGGGTGGCTATTCAGTCAAGAACTACTCCTAACCTGGGAGTGTGAGTTTCGGCATCCCAACACAGTAAGCCGAAGACGGAACGGCTCGGTTATCAGCCCTGATTCGGCTGACTCGGCCTACGACGTGTCGTTCAGTGGGTTGTCGAACGAGCGACATTCGGTGACCATTGACGGTGATGATTACCGAATGACGGCGAAGGAGATGGACTTCATGGCTCGCGCACTGTGGGCCGCTGAGATTCCTACCCCCTCTTAAAGGAACGCGAGGCGATTTTCGGGAAATTTGCAAATCCGGCTGACCCTTAGTGGCGGCTCCGCGGTTCGATTCCGTGGAAGGGCATGGTCCATCGGGGACCAAGGCAGTAGAACAATGGAAGGATACGACTTCTTTGACGACGGAGACGATAGTACCGACGCAGAAACGACGACGGAACAGAAGGACTGGGGCGTCGAGCGGTGGAGCCTCGGTGAACATCAAGAAGGACCGGACGGAGATTGGAGTCAGGTCGAGGATAACATCGAGTTCATCGAGAACCAAGCACCGGGCCTCGCTGACGCACTCTCAGAAGCCAAGGAGACGGCGCAGACCTTCAGTGTCAGTGGCTTCGAGTGTTCGGTGTGTGGACTGAACCACAGTCACTCGGACAACAAGCACGACATCCGTGACATCTTCAACGTCACCACGGAGTTCGCAGAAGAGATGAAGTTCTCACCCTTCTGCCACTGTGGTGTTTCGGAACTGGCCCGGCTGGTGATGTACTTCCCTGACGTGGAAGGCATCGCCATGTTCGAGGATCAGCACGAGTTCGAGAGCGTTCTGGAGATTCCTACCCCGGTAGTTCGGAACATCTACCGAGCCATGCAGGAGGTCACCGTGGAAGAGGCCCACGTCCAGATGGGAATGTCGAACATGGCCGGTTCATCCGACCGGAAGCTCCACCTCAACGAAGCTGTCGAGTGGGAACGCCGCCGTACCGGTGATCGGGAAGCTGTTCCCGAAGGTATCCGGTCGGAACTGGAACAGTTCTACAACCGAGTGGACCGAATCCGGAGTGCGGCGAACAGCGCCCCGATCCCCTCGGAGACGGAACAGTCTCTCAACAAGAACCTCGGTGAGCTGTAGATGCACTACACCACCTGTGGTTCGGAGACGAACAAAGAAGACTGGCTGACTGCACAGATGATCGCGGTGACTCGTGGAGTTCGACGCCGACGCCGCTAAGGTCTGGCTGATAATCGGCATTGTCTCCGGTCCCCTGCTGACGCTACTCCTCCCTCACGCAATTAGATCCTTCATTATCAGCCTCTACGTTGGAGTGCCGGTCTTGGTTGCCGCCCTCGGTCGCCCTGAACGACCGTGGAAGTACGGGTAACCATTGAACAAATCGGCAGGTTGATTAATGAGGGTCGTGTTTACTTTTAGTACGGGGCATGAGTTTTGGCCCCCAATTTTACTAATGACTGACAGTGACGAAAGTGGCTGTGTCAATATGTCCCGTTGCGGTAACATCGTTCCCGGAGGTGGGAAGATGTGTGTTGACTGTCTCGATGAAGCCCGAACTCGACAGCGTGAGTTTTTCATCGAGAAGCGGGACGCCACACAGCACGACTACGGTGAATGGCTTGAGGAAAACAACCTGACATGAAGTTCACGAACCACGAATCATGCCCCGTTCCGGGGTGTGGAAAAGAAGGACCGGGTTCTGTCAACGCGAGCGTTCTCGAAATAAAGTGCCCGATCCACGGTAAAGTGACGTACAACTACCAAACAGAGAACTTGGTCAGGCATGAGCAGAACTCCTGATTACAGCGAGTACACCGACCAGGAACTACTCGAACAGATGAAATCGTTTTCCGAGGACCCCACAAGCGATTGGGGTCACATCAACGCCGACGGCATCCTGGTCGAGGCGCTTCGACGCCAAGCATCCCGAGACGGTGGAACCGCCGAGGAGTGGTGGGTTGCCGCCCTTCTCGGTTATTACAGAGAGGTTGGAAAATACTACGCTTAACATGGTATCAGAATCACAGTGGTTAGAATTGGAGCAACGTTCAGACAAACACGTATCAATCAACGGCGATGGGTTCACGGCTCATGCAGTGAAGGCTGGTGAAAAAGACTGGCAGATCGACTATGAAACCGAGACTGGTGCGGGAACCTATGGTACGGTTTCAAGCAAGCAGGATGGTATCGACTTCATTCTCGAAAAGGCAGGTGTCATCGAGGAGAGCGGGGTTACCCCGAAGCAAGTCATTATCACATGACTCACTCCGAGCTTGAGTATCAGAACGGAACCGCCTACTGTCCCGTCATGGGTTGCGGATGGTCGGTTCCGAAAGGGAAGGAGATTCACTGGCCGAACCATCGAGACGAGCATCATAATGGACGAATCAACTGACGATCACACACTTGACTACGAGTTCCTTCCAACCGGGAATGGATGTGAAAAGTGTGGATCACACACGAGGGTACGGAAGTTCGACGGGTCACACCTCTGTAAGACCTGTCGAAATCAGTACGCGGCAATGCGAATGTAATCATGGAAACAGTAAAGAGAATCATCGAGATTGCGGGCTACGAATCAGCACAAGACATGGAATTGGGCGACCACATCAAGGTCGAATCACTGGGATCGGGAATGATGGATCTCAGTATCGAGAAGGTGCAGGAAGATCGCCTCAGTGTTGCTCACTACTACACTCAGCGAGGGGATCTGATGTCGGACCCGGAGATCGTCTTCGTGATAGAGGACGATCATTGGCGGGCTGTTCGGTACACTCAGCATCCCTCAGTCATGCAGTACGACGAGGATGGACTCCCCGAGGTAAAACAGTTCGCTGGTGACTGGAACGAAAACCTCCGGGATCAGAAATTCATCGAGGCCGCCGAAGAACAGTTCGGTGAACAATGAGTTGGCTCTGTAGACTTCTCGGTCACAAGTACGTCGGTGGAATCGCAGGTCACGGTTACTTAGACGTGTACTCAGAGTGCAAACGGTGCGGTGAAGAAAAGTGGGAACATGACCCGAAAAATACAGCTTGAAATTGGGTTGAATCCATGAATCTCGAATCAGAACCATACGTCAATCCGTGTCAGAAACGGGCAGTAGAGTTCTTGCACAGGCGAACAAAAGCCACCGCTGTCGAAGTGTGTCCCAATTCAAACATTCACGTCTATCTCACGAGAGATGGACTCAGCGACAAGTATCCTGAATTAGGACCCTACGAGATAGACATGGTAGTACCGCTTCCAGATAGTGAACACTTCGAGACGAAGGTAACTCTGACCGCAGACTGGACAGAAGTAGATCAAGAAGAAGAATGAATGTGAACGACCTTCGACCCGGAGATACGGTCGAAATTCCTGTTGAAGCAGAGGTAGTCGCTCGGTTCGACAGCAATCGGGTGAAGCTCAAGTGGCACAGCGGCGAAGAAATCATGCACGAATCTGACACGAGGCTGAACAATGAGTGACGGAATCTGGGAAGTCGGTCCTAACGACAACGAGATCGGACTGAGAGTCAACGGAGGGAGTCAAACCCGAGACAGAAATACCGACGAAGCGCGGTTCAGCCTCTCCATCAAAAGCGATCAAGACCTGAACCTTTCGGAACGGAAAGAGATTCTGTCGAAGCTCATCGGCATGGAGTTTGCGGTAGAACTGGAGGAGGCGGATAAATAATCATGTTCAATCGGAGACAAGAACCCGACTCAGACAAGTACGACATGGACGTGCTGAACGCCATGTACGACAGCATCGGAGAGCATCAAGAGAACGCGAGGAAAGTCCAAGATGGACAGGAAGATGAACTGGGACTAAAGCACTACGGCGAGATCATGGTTTCCTTCAGCCGTGAAGATGGAACCGTTCAACCGTGGATTTTCGCCAACTACCTCATCCGAGAAAATTCGCCGGGATTCTTCAACATCGACGAAGACGGCGTACTGGCCGACACCCGCACTAACGAGTCCATCCGTGAGCTTGTCAACAAGATAGTTGAGCCGCTCGATATGGACGATGTGGAGATAGTAAAGGATGATGAACTAATACCGGACGGAAGCGGCTGGTCCGGGTTCGCTGTACGCAGATCTGAGGTGGAGGAAAACGATGACTGACTTCGGTTGGCACTACCCGCCGGGAGCCGCAAAAGATCCAAACGCTCCGTACAACCAGCCAGATCGGAGTCACGAACACGAGTGGCGTCCCGGTGACATGGACAATCCAGTCATCGAAGACGGCGCGGCTATCTTCCACGAACGGTGTCAGTATGCAGAAGGACGGTACGGTGATGGTTGGGAGTGTGAAGAAACTCGAACTTATCGGTTCGAGTACAGCACGCTCGAATCTCCGAGCGGCATCACTTCCGATCTTCATAGCATCGAAGACTGGGAGAAGAACTGTGACGACGTTCGGGAAACGATCCAGTGCATCGAAGAAGCGTTCCACGACGGCGACACAAAGTGGAACGTAGATCCTGACCCGGACTGCGGTGTCGTGAGTATCGAGTGGGACGGCTGGACGCTGAAGTACGAACCTCAATAACTTAGTAAAATGATAAGTCAGAGCCAACAAGAAGCTACATCTAAACCCAAGATAGAACAGTACGACGAAACAGAAGACGGCTTCCGAAATTTCCTACACGATCTCGCTGACTTTCTTTTTCCCTTCCCTGGTTACCGCGAATATCAGGACGAAATTCTCTACGAGACGCTTGAAGCGATGTTTATTGATGGCTACCGGAACGTCATCATCGAAGGCCCGACTGGAATCGGGAAGTCTCCAGTCAACGTCACCGTCGGTCGGGTTATCAAGGTCCTGAATAAGGTCCAGAGAAAAGTTGGAGATCACTTCGGTGTCGAGATAAGTGGTCTTCACAACGGCAAATCGTTCTACACGACGCCGCAGAAGTCGCTTCGGAACCAGTTGGCCGAGGACGACGATCTTCGGGAGTACGTCTCGATGCTCAAATCTCGGGCTGACTACACCTGCGGAGTGACCGGTAATAACTGTAGCGAGTGTTCAGTTCGGGCTTCATCCGACGAATCCTGTCGGCAACAGCCTGACTGTACCTACTGGACGGAAAAGATGCGAGCTGTGGAAGACGACACAGCAGTCATCACCTTCGCCATGCTGATCGTGGATCACTACCTTCCTGAAGAGGACGAAGCAGGGAAGCTCTCGTTCGGTGACCGCGACCTCGTGACGATTGACGAGGGACATAACTCCGAGGGACAGTCGGCCAGTATGTTCGCCGGGTTCGACCTGTCGCCGTGGGTCCTCCCGGAAGGTATCTACGGTGATGCCGGGCAGAAAGTGGACTGGGAGGATGATCGGTACGAGGACGTTGAGGAAGTCGTCATCGAGATCGAGCGCCGAATCAGGGAGTTCATCGAACAGTACGAGGACATCGAGGACAAGCAGTCTGAAGTTGAAGATTGTCAGAATATCCTCCGAAAGATCCGCTACTGCCAACAAACAGTGGCTCAGGGTCGAGGTTGGGTCGTCAATATCAACGAGGTTGGTATCCCTGGCTCTGGTGGAGAACGAACCACGAAGAAGATCCACCTCAAGCCGGTTCGTGTTGACGACTTCCTCGCTGATTTCGTATGGTCCCGTGGTCGCCGTCGGCTAATCACGTCGGCCACTATCCCGTTCCGTGGAAACGTGGACAAGTGGGCTGAACGGATCGGCCTCGAAGGTGAAGTGAAGTTCATCGACAAGCCGACCCCCTTCCCCGTCGAGCATCGGAAAATCCACATCAACACGATGGTCGGGAAGATGAGCGGCGACGAAGAAGACGAAAACTGGGACGACGCAATGGAACAGATCAAGGAGATCGCTTCCCACCACGATGGAGAGAAGGGGTTGATTCACTCAGTCTCCTATCCCCGAGCTACGAGGGTCGGAGAATCGTTGGGTGACAACTGCATCGTCCATCAACGCGACCAGGAACAGGACGCGGTTATCGCCAAGTGGCAGAACAGCGATAAAGACATCCTGGTGTCCCCGACGATGACGGAAGGCGTTGACCTGCACGGCGATCTGTGTCGGTGGCAGGTACTTCTGAAAGCGCCGTTCGCCAACGTCGGTGACAACCGAGTCTCCTACCTCCTCCAAGAAGAAAAAGAGTGGCAGTGGTACTACGAAGAAACGGCGATCCACGTCATTCAATCGGTAGGCCGAGCCGTGCGTGGCCCTGAACCGGAGGAGGCGGCGAGCTTCTACGTGATCGACAACAAGTTCCGGGATGTGATCGAGCGAGTGAACCCGCCACAGTACATCCTCAACGCGATCACTGGCCGAGCGCCGCGACACTGGGCGATCCCTCAAGCGGCTCCGTGGAGATAAACATGGGAGACAACCTACCACCTGGAGTTTCGATCAGCGACTCAGATGCACCGTGGAACCAAGATCACCCCGATCCATCTGACATCGACGTGCTGTGTCGAAGTTGTGACTGGCGGGGAACACTCCTCGATACACCGAAGGAAGATCCGTTGATCTGTCCTGAGTGTGGTCAGGGAGTCGAAAAAGTATGACAAATGGCCTTACCATCAGTCGGAGACGAACCCTCCGCGGCCTTACACAAGGGCGGCGGGGAGACTTACGTACAGATCCCGTTCCGGCCACCCGGACCACGACCGGGACGTGAATTAGAAGAGCTACCACCCGACGGCTGGCATCAACTGACGAACGTACCGCAATTCCTGAAGTGGCAGTACAAAGGAACTCCATACCGGGTTATCGCTGACTTTCAAGAGGATCGTGGTCACTGGCGAGCGTTGTTTACTTCGACGTTCGGACCCGAGAGTTACCTCATTCAGGGAAACTGCGGGAAGGGCGAATCAGGCATGACGAAAGCCGTCGTTGCCGCTAATCGCTTCATGCAGAAAAACGACGATGGGTGTCCACCGCCTGGAGAATATTAATTCCAATGAGTGAAACTAACACCAACGAACGGAAGTGTATATACTGCGGATTTCTCGTTTGTACGAGGTGTACGTTGTATATGTTGGAATACGACCCCCAAGAACGACTGTCCATTCTCTGATGAATATGACTGACGTGCCTAAAATAGAACCGGCAACCGGAGACGAACTAACAAGACTTGGTGAACTGCACGGTGTATTACGGATGAACGGAGAAGAAGATTCCTCATATCGAAAGCGAGTCCTTGACGCCGCTCTCGCTATAAATGAGGAGTGAAAGAAACTAATTATGAAAGATCAACTAAAACTATTGAAAGAAACTGGAGAAGGGAGATTTACGATTGACAATTATACAGTTACCTATAATCCAGAAAAAGAAACGGATAAAGTAGCAACCTTCGGGCCTTGGTCGATTGAAGGTAGCACGGAAAACATCCCCGATAGTGGTATCAAGTGTCTTGGAAGCATACTCGACGCTATTAGAGAAATTGAGTACGAAAATAAAAATGAATGACAAATTCACCCACGACGAGTATCACTTCTACACCACGACGAGTGGTCTAAATAAACGGTACGTCCACATCACCGAAGACATCTTGGACGAGGCCGCCGCCCTTCTCGACGTTGACGACGAACTTTCAGTCGGTACTGATTGGGACTTCACAATGCGATTCGAGGTAGCCGATCAGGTATATCTCACCATGAGGCCCGGTAGCAGTCGCTATCCGAGGTTAGAATCACCGGGCTATGAAGGGTGGGAACTCGTGGAAGATGGAAAATTCGAGGAAGCAGTGTGGTTCGACTCCATGCTCTTCCACAAGTGCATCGGAAAACGTGGTCGAGATCCGGAGACAGATTACACTGAACTCCTCGAAGACTTCGTTCTCGACCAACACCACGATCAATTCATGTCGGAGTTCATGGATTACCGAGAATCAGTATGCGAAAAGGACCGGAACCATCCAGTGAAACCGCCGCTCAATGAGTTAACCGAGTGACTCAGAGAACACCTCGATCAGCTTCATCCTTCCATTTTGCGAGCAGTGTATAAGTTTTAACCTCAGCCTTATACTTGTCGTCGCAGAGGTGGAAGTCAACTCCGTAATGACTCGGCCTCGACCAGGAGTCAATCGTTCCGAGGACCGAGTTCGGATGAACGTGAGAGAAGTAGTTCCCCTTCTCGATCTCCCAGCGTGGTGCTTCAACGACAATTGCATATCGGTCAAGTCGGTCAACGCCACGTTGAACCTGCGGCTCGAAGTGTTCGTCCCGCTTCGCCCCGACACAGGTAGCGAGATCACCGAGCGATTTTCGTTCTACTGCGAACTGATCTTCGTATCCTTCAATTGAGTAATCACCTTCAGAACCCATGTCAGAGAGGTTCTTTCGGACGGTATCGACGGGCCATGAGTCGAAGGTGTAACCGTGACCCTTCTGCTCTCTACCATCTACGACTATCGTGAACTGACTCACGAAAGAACCAACTCAATTTTTTTCTGACTATTAGAAATGTCGTTATCCATGTCGATATGAAGTATCGACTTTCCATTTTGGAGGTCGTTACCGAGAACTTCCATAAGAATACCAAGAAGTTCTTGAGAATTTGCTACACTTTCGGTACGATCTGGCCTATCATCCATTGATTGACCACACCGATCACACCTTTTACAACAATCACACGAATCACGACAGCATTTACAGAGAGGCATTATCCTTTGAAGTCAAGTGGAACGAGGTCATCGAAGCAATCCGAGCAGTATAGCTTCCCGTTGAATCGTTTTCGCGCTCGATCACCGCACTCACTGCACGGAATCTTGGGTGACATTTTACCCATTAAAGATCCTGACCCACTTTGTTGTATACCGAGATGATTTGACTGTACCGTAGTCCGAGATCGTCAGCGAGGTCGAGGAACCGATCAGGGTTCTTGTCGTCGTTGCGGTTCGGGTGGTAGCGGTACTCGTCGGCGGCCTTCTTGTTGTATAACTGAGCGCAAAGACAGAACACAACAAGCCGAGTCGGGTGACCGTACTCCCGGAGGTTCATGTCATCCAGGAATTTCTGCCCTTCTTCGCGGAGAATCCGAGGCAGTTCGAGCTGACCCGCAACCGCACCGAACATGGCAGAGTTATCCTGCTTCCGGATCTTCTTCTCTTCGCGCCACTTCCCGTTACGAGTACCAGTTTGATACTCGGTGAACAGGCGTTTCATCTGCTCTCGCTTCGTTTCAGCGGGACCATCGAGTCGTTTGGTGTTTGGTGCATCCTGTGCGTGAAAGGTAGTCGCGTTGTCGGTACCAGAGGAAACATTCGTTCCTTGGTCTTCGTCAAAAGACATAGTTAGAGTAAGTCAAAGCAGTTATCCTGTTAGCAAACCGACTTCATCCGCTCACGCCATTGTAACAATATACGTAATAGGTACTGTATTGTGTTGCTGTATATTGTAGTTGGAGTGCGGTGCTGTTAACGTCAGGAAGGTACCCACTACAGCACAGCATTACAGCACTGTATTACAACGACGGAAAGAGAGAATAACCGCTCTACCAAGTAGACGTGATCCAGCACTATAAGACTTCCGATAAAACTCGATTACTGATACTTGTTGATGATCTGCTGGACACGTTGGGCGGCTTGTCCGGGAGAGATAGTGTCATAGTTGTCTCCCTCCTCCACGAAGCTGTCTCTAAGCTGTTCCAGTTCCTCCACGGGCACGACATCCTGTTCTTCCAAAGATCCGCTCTCGTCGCCAACAGCGCCTCCTGTGGCTACCTCCAGCGAGGCATCGTCTTGTGGGACGAGTTGGCCGTCTTCTCCGACCTTGAATTGTGGGAAGGAGTCGGGTTCTCGATCTTCTGCGTCGTCGGGATGTACTTCGTCTCCAGCGAGACGTTGCAGGTGGACTTTCAGCCCACCGGACCCCCGACAAATCTTCCCACAATAATCGCAAACATATCTGGTTTTATGTTCGACGTTGTAGGAGTCAGGCATCTCCACATCAACGTTCTCGTAGCCGACGATCTCGGCTTCAGATGCTTCAAAATCGTCAGGCAGTTCATATTTCTCATCATGCTTTTCGTCGCTTTTGTTCAATACGTGGAACGTTAATCCACGAGACGCCCCTTCCCACTCGCAGTAAGGACATTTTCGGATCGGCTCATCATTACTGTGAGTTTCATATCCCTTATCTACCATGCTCAATCTTACCCGTGTATAGGAGTATAAATCCCCCTTATATAAACAGTCTGTATAGTTCATCGCATTAATCAAAGCATACCACATTGTTCAATCGGCACCTTTATGGTGTCGGGGCACGTTTACTCGTGTGGAGTGGATGCCTGATAGCATCCCTTCAGCGAGTAGGGCAATTTGAGGGGGATCTGCCAGCGACAGATTCCCCAGTACGGGGCCTGGCGGCCTCTATTGCCTCGAAAGAGGCGTGCTGGTTTGGGTAGCGGTCATAATCGCCGGGTGTTTTCATCCCGGCATCGTGTCTGGTAGGCCCCCTTGGTGGGGGCACGCCGCTGTTAACGGTGTTGTGCGAGGTTCGACTCCTTGACCAGACGTAATGTCGGGAGAAAGTTCTCTTAGACAAGGAACTATAACAGAAAACAAAATAGTGGTAAAACTTCTTAAACTTGGATATAGCGTCTCTGAACCCGTAGGAGATAATGAACGATATGATTTAATTGCAGATTTAAGCAATGAATTATTAAAGGTACAATGTAAAACTGCTTTCAAACCTAAGTCAACAGTTGAAGGTTCTGTAAGGGTAGAGTTACGAAATCAAAATTACGGACCTGATGGAGAAGTTAATAGAAAAGAATATTCAGAAAATGAAATAGACGTTTACGCGATAAGAAATCCATATAGTAGTGAGATATACTGGATTCCATTCGATGAAGCCCCAAAAAGTCAAATGAGTATAAATATGAATCCTAAATCTCAAATTGACCCTCGAAATAAAGAACGAGCAAATATTTCTGAAGAATTGTTAATTGAAAATAGATTGTCTCATCAGGTTGATTAATCGGGGTTCGAGTCCTCGTTGAGGCGTCCCCTCGGTCATAGGGGAAACAACTACGTTACCTGTCATAGAAATTCACCGTATTGTGTGTTGGCCGGAGTGGTTGGTCGGTGTACGGGTTATATGAAATTGGAGATGAGCAAGACTTAGCTCCATTTCTCCGAAGTTCATTCGGTCGCCAATCAACCAACAAGTAACTGTGGGGTGTGGTGAGCCTCACTTGAGGGAACGTCGTCCCGTGGACCTTGGAACGCACGGGTGAGAAAAACTGGGCGTAAGCCCTTGGAGCGTTCAAATCCTCCCGTTCCCATGCCGGAATAGTCTAATACAGATAAGATTGGTAGCTTGTGATGTTACAGACGCGGGTGCTAAGTCCCGCTTCCGGCTTCACCTTAGGCCTCAGACCTTGAACGAGAGTTCTTGGGACTCAATTGCAATAGGTGAGATCAGCGCCGTGTGACACGCCCTGAATAGGGAAGGAAACGTTGGCGCTCAATAAATTGACGGACTTAACTCAGCCTGGGAGAGTGCCCCTGAACGGGGTTGCTCGGGTTCAAATCCCGGAGTCCGTGTCAGTCAACGGCTGGCTCACACCGTCGTTGACCCTCTGTAGTACAATGTCTCTGCTATCCAAACTCCGTCAGTTCTTCGGCTTCGGAGGATCGAGCGATGAACAAACGAGCCTCGGCCCCGCCGCGATCACGGAAGCGGTGTACGAGCTATCCGGGAAGCAGTTCCCTGAGAAGGCGTGGCTCGGTGAACCGCGGATGGTTGGCCGGGGTGGTGAGTTCTCGGGCGAATACAAGGTCGTCATCCCCGTCAACGTGGGCGGTGCTGATGATTACGACATCCCCAACCTGGAGTTCGATCTTCCGGACGGGCTGGAGGATGAGGATGCACAGCTCTACGACTTCCTCGATTCGTTCGGAATCGAGAACATCGAAGACATCGAAGACGTGATCGACTACGAGATCGGTGTCAAGTGGACTGGTGGAACGCCGGTCCCGACGTGGCAGTGAAGAAATACCCGAAGATCCGTCGGCTCGGTCATCCGGACACAGACGGACTATTCTCCGACGGAGAGGTCGTTGTTCACGAGAAGATGGACGGAGCGAACTTCCGTATCCATGTAGACTCGGACGCGCGTGAGATCACCTTCGGGTCCCGAAATCTGGACTACTCGACGGTTCCGAACGAGGATGTGCCGAAGAACTTCCGGCCCACTATCGAGTGGGTGTCTCGGGAGATCGACGCGCACACGCTCTACAATCTGGCTGACAACCTGGGTGACATGACTCTGTTCGGGGAGTCGATGCACTCTCACACGCTGGATTATCCGTGGGAAGAGATGCCACGGTTCCTCGGTTTCGACGTGTTCATCGAAGACGGGCCAAACGACATGAGCGGATGGCTTCGTCACGGCGAAGCTATGGACGTGTTCCAGGCCGGTAACCTGCCGGTTGCCCCCGTTCTCGACGTTGACGACGCTGAAAACATCAACCCCAGCGACTACGAGGAGATCGAGAGTCAGTTCCGCGATGGAATTGCTGAAGGCGTCGTGATGAAGAACGCTTCGTGTGACACACGGGCGAAACTCATTACCGAAGCGTTCGCTGAGAAGCACGAATCGGCCAAGGCCGGTACGGATAACGGTGGACCCAGCGACGAATCGAGACTCGCTGACAAGTACACCGGATCTAACCGTCGCATTGAAAAAACCATCGAGAAGATGGTCAATGACGAGGGCCGCAAACTCGAAATGCCCCTCATGGAGGATCTACCACAGCGCGTTCTCCGAGACATCGGTGAGGAAGAGGGCGCGTCTCTTCTACTGGACGAAGACGCGGTACTGGACTTACACCAGTTCCGGAAGCAGATCAACAGACGGTGTGCCAATGAACTCCGTGACAAGATACGACGACGTGGGATGGAACAAGGCGGCAAACAAGCAGGCGCGTGAAAACCATGACAGAAACCAACGAAAACAGCGAGAACGGCGGCTTCGAGAGCGTAACCAAACAGACGACCGACGAGGAGACGAGCGACTAATCATGGGGATTCCGAATAAACCGGGTCACGGACCCATGTGCAAGTGTCACTTCTGCCAGGAGCGGTACAACTGATGAGCATGGACATGGACATCAATACTGACGACGACTTCGGTGAGATGAGCAGTGACATGAAACGGAGCTTCGGAAAGTTTGCGGTTCTGGTGATTCTTCTCAACATCATCTTCGGTGTTGTGGGACTCGTTCTCACTGTCGGGATCATCTACTTCTTCCTCGCGGCTCTCGGTGTGGTTCCCCCGGTTGACGTGGTTCCGGTGATTCCGTTCGTATGACGGCTCTGGTTAGACTTCTTCTTGGTATCGTGGGCACAGTAATCGGTGGACTTCTCTTCATTCTTCTCGGCTTTTTGCTGATCGTCGGGAAGCTCGCATTAATCGGCTTCATTATCTACTTCTTCGTTGCGGCGGCGGGCCTTGTTCCGCCTCTGGACTTCATCCCGCTGATCCCGTACATCTAATCTGCGGCTGTCGCTAATGGCCTTCTGAGACGGTTCGATTCCGTCCAGCGACCTCGGGTGACCAACATAGAATAGAGAACCCCGCTACCCACAGTGAACAGATTTCTGACTAAACCAGCACGCGATACGAGATTCTAAAATGGTTGATTACGACAATCACGCAGGCGACTTCAGTGGTAACGACGACCTCAAGCTCACGATGATGCCCTACGCGGCAATCGACGGCGACTTCGAGGGCATCCGAGAGGGTAACAGTGACTTCGGACAGTCCATCGCAGAACGGTACGAGAACGCCGCTCTGGTGGACGGCGCACTCTACCAGCGCGACGACGACGAGTCGAAGGTGAAGATGTTCTCGTGGGAGAGTCAGGGCTTCGATCCCTCGGAAGAGGAGTTCAAGCCCGCTGAGTTCAAACGGAAGAACGAGACTCACGGGAGCAACACCTACAACTTCACACTCATCGCGGCTCGCATTGACGAGACGGGTGAAGTGTGGCTCGCAGAAGGAGAGAATGGGGAACCGGTCATGGATCTCAACGATCAGGAGTATCCGGTTCTCGGGAACGTCATCATCTGGAACGGTGGTTCCAAGGAGAACGGACCCAGTTCCACGTCCAAGACGGCGGCCCGAACCCTGACGACACTCGGTCGGGAAGCGGTTGTGGACGAGGATGACATCTTCAACTGGTTCGACAGTTCCTCGGAAGCTCGTGACGCTCTCGTCGGGAAGCGGCTCCGTCGGTTCAAGATCGAGCGCGAAGGTGAGAAGTTCAACTTCTACACCCCGGTCTACCTCGACGTGGCGACGGAGAACCGCATCGGTATCCCGAACGACACCGAGGAAGCGGCGTCTACAAGCTCCGGCGACAGTGGACAGGAAGCCGCCACGGACGGCGGAGCGAGCAAGCAGGCGATGGCCGAAGCCGCGAAAGAAGCCGGTGCCTCGTCGGACTTCCCCGATGCGATTGACGACTGCATCGACTACTGCGTGGAGCAGGACATCACCGACAAGGAGGACGTGATGGGCACGTTCCAGGTCATGGCGAACAACCCCGAGTCCTCGATCTCGATTGAGATGATGGAAGACGTGGGCGAAGACAGCATCATCGAGGAGATCGAGGCCCGCTCCGAGTAAGATGGTCGGCGTCTCTGACCCGGACGACGTGGAAACGGATTACACCGTCACAGAAGTCTCGGTGACAGTCCTCCGACGAAAGCAGATCGAGGAGTACGAACCCTTCGAGGCGTCCGAGACGATCACAGCGGAAGTGATGCCTCGGGCCGACATCGAGGAGGTCACCGAGGAACTTCACGACACAGCGAAAGAACACGTCCAGCGGGACATCGTGAAGCGCGTTGAAGAACGCGACATGAAGAACGAGCTTGAGGGATAATGACAAAGACAATCGAAGTCTCTGTAGAAGTTCCAGAAACCCTGGAATGGCAGGAGATCGCCAACATCGAGGATGAAGTTTCTGGAGCTGTTGGTCAACTTCTGGCCGCTCGGGGCCTTGACCGTAAGTCCCATACACGGCGCGTAGAAGCTGTGTACGAGTGAAGTAACAGCGGCCCCGTTGCGGTGGGAACCTGCGGTCGGGTCGGTAGTCGGGCTTCCCGACGAGAACCGCAGGTAATGACCACCGCTGTTAATTCTCAAATGACAGTAACAAAAACACCGACTCTCCACGAGTTGGTAAAAATGAAGGAAGATTTCGGGCTTGAAGGCGAGCCTGACACCTTCCTCACGACCCTACTCGCAAAGAAGGGCGGCGGATTCCTTGTGATGAAAGGACCGTCTCGCTCCGGTAAAGACTACATCGTGGCGGCGACGAACTACTGTGAGTTAGACAGTAACACGGCTTCCATCCCCGAGTCGTCGTCACCGACTGCGTTGTTCGAGAAGAAGGACAAGCTGAACTCGGCGTCGGTTCACATCTATCCGGACATGGGGTCCGAGTTCCCGGAACATCTTCTCATGCAGATCAAGCGTCACGGCGAAGGACGCTCGATCACGCACGAGTACACTGATGTTTCCGGTGGTACTCGGCAAACGGTTGAACAGACGATCCATCCCCCTGATGGATTTGTCATGTTCATCGCCACCGACAACGAGGATATGGACCTCAACGATTACCCGGAGGTTCGGAACCGGGCGTTGATTATCTACACCGACGCCTCGAAGGAACAGAACGACCGTGTTCTGGACCGACAGGCTCGGGAAGAGTCCACGTTCATCGAGCCGACTGTCGGGATGGATAGAGCGAACGAGATCCGGAGATACCTGGACGAGATTCCCACTCACCGCTACAACGTAGCGGAACACATGGAAGGGGGAATCGGGCAGATGAAGGTCCCCTTCTCGTGGGAGTTCCGTCAGCAGGAACCACTTCCGTCTCACTTCCCCGAGGTTCGGATGGACTACAAGCGCCTGATGAAGTTCATGAAGATCATGTCGATCTTCCACCATCAGGATCGGATGGACCCGATGGTAAATGGCGCTCCGACACTCCTGGTCACTCCCATTGACGGGTGGTTGACCATGCGGGTGTTCGGTGAGAAGATGATAATGAGTTCCCTCAATCTGGAGGAACTTGACTTGGAGATCGTCCAAGAACTTCGGGATGCCAACGAGACGTTCACTGTCTCGGAGATCCAGTCAGAGATGCGTTCTCGCGGTTATCACGTCACCGACCGTGACGTTCGGAACGCGCTCAAGAACATGAAGACGAAGGGGTACGTGGACGTGGATCAGTCTGCGACACCCCATGAGTGGCACGCTACGGCCTTCGCAACGGTCGCCAAGCCCCACAAGACGTTCGACTGGGAGAAAATCTGCAACGACGCCAAAGAGCGTCTGTACGACGATTCACGTTGGCCCCACGACGTGGTTGAAAACTACTCTTCCCGCTTCCTCGAAGGTCCACAAGAGGCCGTCATGCCGTTCGGTGACCGAGCGGGAGAAGTAATCAACATCAAAGACTGGGAAGGCTTCTCCACGCAAGTCGAGGAGGCGATGGAGGAGGTTGACGCTATCAACGATGAAGGTGTCTACGGTGGCTCGTCTAACGACGAGGAAGCAGAGGACACTGAAGACGAGGAAACCGTCGAGAAGGGCGACACCGGACTCCAAGCCTATGCTGATGGAGGTGGTGACTTCTCGTGAGCAGGGCAGGCAAGAACGTCGAACGGAGCTTCACCGACGAAGTACGCCGTATTCGACAAGCGGCTGAAGTGTGGTGTCCCGAAGGAACGTACCCACGTCAGGTTGGTCGAAAGCAAGAGTCGAAGCCGACGATCAACGCGCTGGTGAACCGGATCGCGTCTCAGGTTCACGATCATGGCTACGTTTCGGTCTACGGATTTCCCCGTGGTCACACGAAAAATGGGGAAGTCCCGGACGTAGACACTCTCATGCTTGACTTCGACGTACCGGGTGATCGGTACGACGGAGACGGTGACATGGAGGATTGGACGAGTGAGATGTACGATCTCCTCGCTCGGGTTCGTCTTGTGGTCGAATACCTCGCTGATGAGGGCAAGGCGAAGCACTGGCGATTCTCACTCTCGGGACACAAAGGCGTTCACCTGTATCTGGACTTTCCGAAAGTTCACCACAAGACCGGTGATCTGAAACAGTTCAAGTCGGGCCTCTCGGCTTACACAAGTGAGTTGATTACCTATCTGGAAGATGATATAGGAGTCAACCTGGAACCGTGGCTCGACGTGGACAGTTCTGATATGGGTCGGTTGACACGGCTTCCGAACACACGCCATCCGGGTGCATCTGAGGTGTTCCCGTCGAATCGGTACTGTGTTCCGGTAACCGCGAACGAACTCCGTGATCTCACAGTCGCGGATTACTGGGCGCTCACTTCAGCGCCGCGCCCCCTTCCCGACGGTATCAGCAGAGTAGAATCAGAGCGTGCAGGAGAGGCGATCACTCGCCATATCAAGTACGCTACGTCGTCCTCGTCGGATGTGACGTATAATGCGTCATATAATTCCGACCGAGTTGACGAGTACAAAGAAAACGCGAACGATGGGTACACCTCGGTGGACGACCTGTGGCTTTTCTTAGAAGACAGGCCGTGCATCAAGGCGTACTACGAACGAGACGGTGACCAGTTCCATTACGGGGATTCTTCCCACACGATGGAGCTATTCGTCATGTCCCGGCTCGTGAACATGGGTGTTCCCTACGCTCTTATCGTCCAGTTTTTCGAGACGATGGAGCCTGATGGGTTTGACCCTGATCGGACGAAGGCACAGTTGAACGAGGTTATAGCCCGGAACTATAACGAGTTCAACTGCGAGAAGGTCTGGCAAGACGCACCACGGTTCTGCTTAGAAGATCGGTGCGCGATCTACCAGAACGAGCATTAATTTCCTCTGGCCGGAGGTAACCGGCCACCCCACATAATCACTTAATGTCTGCATCTGAAGACAACAACAAAGCGTTCAACGACCGACAAAAAGAAGCCTACGATGCCCTACCGGGTACCGCCGGAGACATCGCAACGGCGCTGGATGTAACGAAGTCCACGGCACGGGACTACATCAGCCAGCTTCGGAACGAGTGCGGTGTCCGGATTTCTCGTGATGAACACGGCATCTACTACGACCGAGAACAGGCTACTGAGTCGGTGAACGCGACGGCCTCTCCGGAATCCCCACCCGAGGAGCGGTCGTCACTGGCACAACACACGATTAAAAAGAAAGAAGTCCTGCTCGAAATGAAGCGGGCACTCGCCAAGGATCTCAAAGGTACCGGGCCTGTGGTTGCTGATGGTGGTGTCACTACTGAACCCTCGAACGAAGACGTGGTTATCCATCGAGCAGATGACCACATGGGAGCCGAGTACGAAGACGAGTTCGGAAACAACGTGTTCGATCCCAAGATCGCCAAGCGGAGGGTCAGAACGATCACCGACAAGGTGATGGAACTCGTCAAACGTCAGAAGAAAGCCGGTGTCACTTACGACAATGCCCATCTCCTTCTCGGTGGTGACACGGTTCACGGAGAAGGAATCCACGCGAAACAGCCGTGGGAATCGGCTCTCACCCTGGTTGAACAGGTTGACGAAGCACACGAACTGTACGTCGATCAGATCGAACGCCTTCGGGAGATGTTCGATACAGTGCAGGTCGTCTGCCAGAACGGTAATCACGGTGAACTTCGTGGTGACGGGATGAGCGACGATGCAAATGCCGACGACGTGGTGTACCTGATGCTCGAAAAGACGGCAGAAGACCGTGGATGGGACGATGTGACCATCGTTCGTTCTTCCGGATCGTACTTCACGAACTTCACGATGCGTGGTCACAAAGGTCACCTACGACACGGCCAAAAGTCTCTGTTCCACATCGGTACTTCCAGCGGGAAGAATCGGTGGCGGGGATGGCAGAATATGCACGACTTCGACATCGCGTATCGGGGTCACTTCCACGAGTTCCGGATCGAGAATATCGACTCTCGACCGGTTGTAATGAGTGGGTCTGTGTGTCCCCCATCTGACTTCGAGGAATCGTTGGCCGCATGGTCTGAACCGGCGGCGACGGTGCATGGCGTCTCTGATGAACGTCCCATGACCTGGATGTATCCGATTGACTTCGATGACAGTCGTACTGATACATCTGGTAACCAAAATGGGGAAACGTCAGTCATGTCTGCATAGTCTGGTAACCAGTAGGCATTGAACAAAGCATTAATCAAGGTGTTCCGAGTAGGCAGTAGCAGTGAGCCAGAAGACCAAGCAGGATTATGAGAGCTTTCGTGTTGTGATAGACAAAAAACCGACAGGTCTGATAATTAAATCAGACAACAAGTCGGATGCGAAACGACAACTCGTAATCGCGGCTAAACGGTTGGGCTTCCCGAGAGATGAAGTGTCTCTTGTGTAACTCGGTTTAACACCTGCATTAAACAAATCCCCCCAAATTCTCAATGGAAAAAACAGGAAAGCGTGTTGACGTAGTAAAAGCGTTCTCAGATCACCCGGAAGAAAAATTCTACGACAGTGGTGTTCCGGTTCTTCTGACGGTGAGACAGGGAACGCACGCTTCGCAGATCATGGGTAAACGGATAGAAGTTACCCAACCACGACACGACTGCCCGGACTGGGCAACGGAAGACGAGATCGAAGTAACCGAGGAGAAGGTCGCCGCAGACGGTGGCGATCAGGGTGCAATCTTCCGGTACGACGAGCGAGGAGATCAAATCTGTACCAACTGCGGGTACATCCGAAATCAGGACACGTCGGAAACCGTGAACGACCATCAGCACTCGGGTCGATATGACGGATTCTCGACTGGCAAAAGCGTTAGCAACTAAATTCTACAATGACTGACAACAACAACGACGAGAAAGAGAGCATCGACAAGGCCGAATTTGACGAGCGGATCGAATCAATTGAGGAAAAGGAGGCTGATCCTGCGGAACTGCCGGCCCTTCTCGACTTCAACGAACTCCTCGAAATGCGTGAGGATCTAACGGAGGTCAACGATAATCTGGATCAGACGGCTGGTTACTGGGCACAGGCCACGCTCGTTCTGGAAGAACAAATCGAAGCGGCTGAACAGCTCGGAGAAACAGAGAAGAAAGCGGCACTTCAGGGAACCCACGACAAAGTGAACGAGCTTGTCGAACGGATCGACGGTGGTGAAATGCTCGCTAAAATGCGGGATGAGTTAAATGAGTGACGATGTGGTCTACGTCCCGAGGGTAGTTGAGTACAATGACAATGAGCCTCTTGGCGTGGAGGGTCGCGTTGTTAGTGTACTCAGTAGTTCGCGTTCTTCTCGGCGGATTACGGTTCTGGTTGAAGAATCGGCGGAAAACTACGAAATGGAGTCCGTCGCTGAGACACCCGAAGGAGTAGATGAACCGACTTGCTCAGGCAAGGACGGCGAGTGTTCCCGAACTGTAGACAAAGAAGGAGATCGGTGCTGGCAACATCCGGAGGAAGACGATGAGTGAACACCCAATCCAAGACGCAATCAGTGAACGGCTTGAGGAAGACACACCCACCAAAGTTCGGAACGATCTAATCGCGTATCTGGTGGATCTCAACAACCACGAGGAAGCGTGGCTGGAGAACGCAGAAAAACGGATGGTCGAGAAACACGCATGAGAACGAAATATTACGTCTACGAGTTGACGAGCGGCGTTCAGAAAGCACTGATCGTGATGTTCCTGATGGTCGTTGCGATCATCGTCGCAACGTTCACCGGGTACCTAAATCCAAAGGTTGGGTTTGGTGCCTGTATCGGACTCAGCATCCTTGAATCGGCACTTCTGACGGGATTCAAGGAAGAAGGTCATTCGGTCGAGATTTACGGAGGTGACTGACGTGGAAAAGTCAACTACGTACACGAAAGAGATCCAAGACGGTGTGACCCTCACCGTCGAGGTCGAAGGAAAGAACACTGATGCCCAGGTGATCGACAACCCGAACCACGAGGAGGATCTAATCGAGGTCTTCAACACGCACACTGGAGCAACCAGTCGGGTTGAACTTCAGCAGAACGACAACGCGGCGGCGGAAGTCTAAATCTTCGCTCTTAGCTCATTGAAAAGGCGCATGAAACGGCGAGTTGCCGGAGAGCGGTACCATGATAGCACAACTAAGCGAAAATCGTCAGGAAGGCGACGACACCCCGACCGACGACCGCGAAGCTCTTGTTGCTATTCGATCCTCTGACGGGGACTGGATAGAATACCGTAGTGATGAAATCGCGGAGGTTATCACCCTTCCAGGTGGGATGGTGCAAGCCATCGACATGGCCGGAGATCGTCACGATCCGATTCCTGGTGACATCACTGTGGTTAACGGAGAGTCGTGGTCGGCATGGACAAAGCGAGGCGACGAGACGACGAGACACGATGATGTGACTCACGTTCAGCAGAACCCCAACGGCGAAGTAGTTCTCGTTGATGGGGGAAGTCGCTTTGTTGGAACTTCCATTCGTCGGGCGAAGCAAACCAGTATACTCGAATCATAAATTGACTCCACCCCAAAACCAGCAAGAAGTAGCACCGCTCAATAACCTCAAGCCTGGGTTCACGGCTTACAGATGCGTTCGTTGTAATCACCTCGTCGGTGACTCGAAAGACCGAGAGGAATGGCGCGGGATCTGTCCCCGAGAAGAACACGGCGGTTGCCACGAAGAAACGATTTTCGAGAGGGTTGACTGATGGATCATAAAACAACACAAGTTGAAGAAAGCGAAGACAAGGGCGGCCCCTCCGTTCCTGACGTTGAAGACACGTACATCCTCGATTCGGCTAAACAGACTGTTTACGACCGACCCGACCAGCACGGTGAACCCGAGGATTCGTTCGCAATCATCGCTGACTTTTGGTCGAACTACCTCGGTATCGAGATCGAGCCTCACGAAGTCTGTGACCTATTCATCCTGATGAAGGTCGCACGGAACAGTGAGGGAGTGTACCACGAGGATAACCCCGAAGACATCGCCGGATACGCCGAGAACTACGCCCGACTCCGAGGTAAACAATGACAAAGAGACTCACGGCCACGATTCACGGGATCACGGTCAACACGGTAAGCGACGAAGAGCTTGCAGAAATCATCGAATCTCAGGATCTCGACGGCATCGAGGAGTTCAAAGAGCAGTCCGAAGCGGCTACCCGACGTGCAATCGGGCAGTCCTTTGACGACTCGCTCGAACTTCTGGAAGTAGTTGTGAATGTTGAGGAGGTCGAAGAAGGTAACCACCACAACGAACATCTCGAAGACTTGGACGACGGTGGTGGGTGCATGGAAACAGCAGAGGAGATGAACGAGGTGCGTGATGCCTGAGTTCGCTGACCACGACAACATGGTTGACCTTCTGAAGGAGGCCAGCCAGCGAGATCGGATGGTAGTTGAGTTCCAGAAGAAGTCAGACGGCAGTGTCCACGCAATGGACATCACCGATCACGTTCGGATTCTGGAGGATGAACAAAATGCCGAGTGAGACTGAACGGATCACACAGGCTCGGGAAGAAGCCGAAGGTGATCCGATGCGACCGCTTCCGTACATCTCGAAGTCTCGCTTGAAAGAGTACGTCACCTGCCCGATGAAGTTCTACTTCACCTACATTCTCGGGCACCGTGGTGACGCGACGTTCTACACGGCTCGGGGGACGCAGGTTCACCGGGCGTTCGAGAACTTCTACGAGAACGTGCAGGAGGATCTGCTGACGGCGTTCAACTCGGCGCGACTCTCGCAGTACCTCCCCGGCAAAGAAACCGGTCACGGACGGAGTGAGGCCGCTGACTGGGCCGACCACATGATGCCTTTCATTACGAACTTCCTCAAGTTCGAGAAACGGCGTCAGAATCGGTGTCAGAAACACGCCGATGAACGTCAGTGGAACCCCGTTGGGATCGAAGAGGAAGGCTGGCTCGACTACGAGTGGAACGACCCACGGTGGAACGTCCCGCTGATGGGGTTCGCTGACCTTGTAGTGCGGTCGGCCTCCCTTCCCGACAATAAAGTCAAGGCGAACCACGGAGTCACGATCCTCGACTTCAAGACCGGCTCGGTTCCTGATCCCCAGTACCGCGAGGAAGGTATCTATCTGGAGCAGGAGTTCTACGCGACGATCTTCGAGCAGACGATGGATCACGAGGTCACCGGGGTCGCGGCCTACTACCCCAAGTCCGACACCACCATCGGAGCAGAGCTGTCGAAATCTCGCAGAGATTTCATGGATCAGAAGTTACACGAGATGGTCGCCCTCTCGTTCCACGCCGAGAAAGAGTGGTTCCCCATTGACGAACAGCCACTCTGTGCGTGGTCGAACGAGAAGGGTGACGGACTCTGTGACCACTACGCTGACTGTGAATCCGAGTGGGGTCTGAAGCACTTCGGTGGTCCGACGTACCAGCACGCTATCGACGCGAAACCTGACGACTTCTTCGAGCAGGAATCGGAGGTGAAGGAAGTCGGTGGCATCTACGACATGGCGAACAACTGACCCAATGGAAAAAGTAGCACTCCACGGTCGTGCTTGGGAGACGGTGATCGAGGAGTTAGAATACTCGGCCACAACATTGTCACGAAACGGACAAACTGGTCGGGCTGACGATCTCGACTATATTCTCGAACAGATAGAGACGCAGAGAAACAGTGGGTGCGACGAAGAGTCGGCTGATCTTGGTCGCTACGAAGAGAAAATGCAAGAGACACTGGATAGTCAATCAGTCTGATAATAACCCATTCTACGGACCGGTTCTGGACCCGTGGACCCTGGGGGTTGAGGCCGGAAAGTTGGCCTGCAAATAGGTTACATTATGATCGCTCAAACCAAATCGACCGACCAGCAACAAGTATCGGCAAACGAAGAAATAGAACTGTACGTCACAAACTCAGCGGTATTCTGGACCGATGATGGTCACATCGGGGTTCGGTTCTACGGATGGAACACTGGCGGTGAACAGGATTACGTTGAACTGACCGGACTTCCGCCTGAGCTTTTCATCGAGAAGGGAGACTACGAAGATCGAGCGCAGTCGTTGGAGACGCACTCCAAGATTGCCAACATCGACCACGGACATGAAAGCCTGTTCGGTGACGAGCTTACTCGGCTTCAGTTCCGGTCGGTTGGTCCTCGGTCTGAGATTGAAGATCAGTTCGAGACGACCTACGAGGCTGACATCTGGTACACCAACTTCGCTCGGATTCAGTTGGGCCTCAAAACTGGTATCCGGGTTCCATCGAAGCGGTGTCACTACAGCGAATCGGAAGCGATTGATCTGGCCGGTGAACACGATCCCCGAGTCGTCACGTTCGACATCGAGAACGACGACCGCCAGGACTTCACGATTGACGACGGACGACTTCAGCACCGCGACTCAGCGATATTGAGTATAGCGGCACACGATTCATTGACCGACAAGACGGTCGTGTTCTTCTACACCGGGGGTCGGTCGTTCGAGTCCATGTTCGGGATGGATTCTGAACCAGAGGGTATTGACGATCTCCACGAGGCCGGACTTTCCGAAGAGATTGACGAGGTGAAGGCCCGTCCGAAAGAGAAGCAGATGCTCACGGAGTTCGCCTGCTGGATTCAGGACATCGACCCTGATCTTATGACAGGTTGGAATTTCGAGGGCTATGACGCACCGTACCTCGTCGCTCGGATGGAAGAGGTCGGAGTCAATCCGGATCGCATGGCTCGGATGGAGGGTGAAGTTAATCTCTCCGGTGGAGGCTGGGCTGACGTTCAGGACTTCGGTGGCCGGACTGTCTACGACCTGATGAAGGCGTACAAGGACACGAAGCGGTCGGAGCTTCAGTCCTACCGACTGAACAACGTCGCCCGAGAGGAACTGGAAGACACGAAGATTCCCCACACGGACATGGGGTTCCACGAGATGTGGAAGGAAGATCCGGTGAAGTTCCTCAACTACAACGCGAAAGACACGCTCCTGACAGTCAGGATTAACGAGGAGGCCGGGGTTCTCGCGTTCAAGAACGCACTCCGCGAGGAGGTTGGGGTTGACTTCGAGCAGACTCGGGAGAACAACGACTTCATCGAGATGTTCGTTCGCCGGAAGCTCCACGAGAAGGATCTTCACGGCCCAACTGCCCGGCACCCGGACAAGGAAGATTTCGGTGGCGGTCACGTCTTCGATCCATCCAACGGCGTCTTCGAGAATGTCACCGGGATCGACGTGAAGTCTCTCTACCCGATGACGATGAAGATGTTCAACATCTCACCGGAGACGAAGTTGACATCTGAGCCGCCCGAGGGCTTCCCGGCGAATAAAGCCCCGAACGGTATCTGGTTCTCGCGCCAGGAGGACGGCATCTTCCGTGAGTTGATTGACGACGCGATTGACCTGAAGGAGGGTTACCGCACGAAGCGGCACGAAGCTGGTGAACGTGGTGACCGCGAAGCCGTCGAAATGTGGGGCGAGAGGTACGCTGTGGCAAAAACTGTAACCAACTCGATATTCGGAGTGTTGGGATGGGAACACTTCTTCCTCTACGACAAGGACGTGGCTCTCGCCGTTACAGCCCTCGGTCAGGCGTGCATCAAACGTTCCGCTCAGTACGTCGAGGATCACACCGAAGGTGAAGTAATCTACGGTGACACCGACTCCAACTACATTCAGTGGCCCGAGGAGTGGGGAATGGATCGGTGCATCGAGGAAGCCGAGAAGGTATGTCACGCCCTGAACAATCAGGTGTACCCCGATTACGCGAACCAACGATTCGGGGTTCCCCGAGAAGACTGTGAGTGGCTAATCGAGCCGGAGAACTACCTAAAAAGATTCTTCCAGTCTAACAAGAAGAAGCGATACGCCTACCTGTGTTACTGGGACGAAGGCGACGACATAAGCGACGACCCCGAGTTGAAGATCACGGGATACGGTTCCAAGAGATCTGACTTCTCGGAGCTGACCCAGGAAACGCAGAAGGCAGTTATCAAGGCCATTCTCAAGGGCAAAGATGACGCGACCATCGGTAACATCGTGAAGGCCGCCGCCGACGAGATCCACCCCGGTATGGACTACTCTGAATGGCAACGGATCGGTATTCCGGGTGGCCTCGGGAAGAAAATCAGTAGGGAACACGCGGACAACGATGACTACTACAACTGGTCGAGTAGCGGAGATCACCCACAAGACGCTCACCCACGGGCGGCATGGAACGCGAATCACCTGCTCGGAACCAACATCGGGCAGGGATCGAAGCCGATGCGGGTCTACGTGGACGATCTCTACTGCGAGGAGATGGACCGCGAGATCGACGTGATCGGGTTCGAGACAACGGAGGACCTGGACAACTACGATCAGACGTTCGATGTGAACGTTGGTCGCATGACCGAGGGCGCGGTGATCCGTCCGATGAAGAAGGTTCTCGCCGCAGTTGACATTGACGTAAACGCCGCAGTGAAGGGTCAGATGCAGAGTGGCCTGAAAGCCTTCATGTAAATGGGGTACCTGACCTGCGAACGGTGCGGTGAAGAAGAGAACGTCACACGGTTCACTTTCTACGGGCATGAAGATTCGTCCGGTAAAGAAACTCTCTGTTGGGATTGTCGGTATCCGTATATCCGAGCAAGGGTAGACTCGGGAAGTGAAGACGGCGACGAGAAGGAAGAAGATTCCGGGCCACGGCAGGCCGGACTTGGTGATTTCGTTTGATTGCTTCAAGCAAAACTATCAACGACAAGTTAGACGACGGTGACGTACAGATCGAGAGAACGAACGGCGGCGACCTTGCGGTTGAACCCAGTTCGATTGACCTGCATCTCGGAGACGAACTCCTCCGGATGACAGGGACAGACCGAGTTGTTGTTGACGACGAAAGTACCTATCCTGAACACTGGCCGACGGGGACGATGGAAGTTCCCTCGGGTGAGTTCCGATTAGCCCACACCGACGAGGTGCTGGCCCTTCCTGACGAATACGTCGGCGTGATTCACGGGCGTTCTTCGGTAGGGAGGCTCGGACTATTCATCGAGAACGCTGGACTGGTAGACGCTGGGTTCAACGGTCAGATCACGCTCGAACTCTACAACCCGATGGATTACGACATCGTGTTGAAGGAGGATATGCGGATCTGCCAGATGACGCTTCACTCCCACGAGAACCCACCCGACGTGGCCTACAGTCGGGGGAACAGCAACAAGTACAACGGACAGATGGGGGCAACCCCGTCGCGGCTTCACGAGGACTTCTAACAATGACTGACATGAAAGTAGAACTTCGAGACGAGTACAGCACCCCGAACCCCGACGAACTTGCGGCAATGTCGGCCCGTGGCGACTACATGAGTGACAGCCTCGTTGGAACTGGCTATGACGAAGCGATGGGTGACCGCGATCTACAGGAGTTCCTGAACGAGAAGGCGTACTCGGGACATTTCGGCGTGTTCGAGCATCCCCAGGCCAGCTTTTTCATCGAAGGACTCAGCCGCTCGGCTATGGCTCAGGTGACCCGGCACCGTCACATGAGCTTCGACGTACAGAGCCAACGTTACGTTGACTTCGGTGACAAAAATCCAGTAATTCCTCCGAGTTTCGTTGATGAACCATCTAATACGTACTTCGGAAAAGGGAAAGAAGCTACATGGGAACAGCTTCTTGAAATTCATTGGAGAAATTCTCTCGATCATTACAAAGAAGCAGTTGAACAGGGTATTCCGAAAGAGGATGCTCGGTTCTTCTTGCCGTTGGCCGCACCGGTCAACATGACGCTCTCGGCTAATCCTCGGGCGCTGTTCCACTTCCTCGATCTCCGAGACAACGGGAAAGCCCAGTGGGAAGCACAGCAGTTCGCCAAGAAGATCGGTGACGTGGCCTCGGACTGGGCACCAAAGTCCTTCCAGGCTTACGACGAGAAGACAAACAACAACAGCCTGCGAGCGCCCTGATGGTCGTCTACACCTGCGGTAACTACGAGGAGGGCGATAATCCACCGGAAACGTGCCCATTCTGTGATGCTGAGGAACGAGAGCAAACAGAACGTGAGAAACGGTTCAAGACTGTCAGTGTCACCTGTCCCGGTTGGTACCCCGACGAGTAAACCATATAACGCTATACTAAAATGACGGAAAATTCTGTTCAAGACGCGCTCGATCACGATGTACCGACGAAGAAAATGGAAGTTATCGTTGAGATCCCAGCGAAAGCGCATGACGGCGACCTTGAAAGCGAGGTGGCGGCCCTTCCTGGCGTGAAAGACACCCACGGATGCAATGCCCTCTGTCCTGTCTGTGACGAGCCGTATGACGCACGAATGAGGTTGGGGTTCAATCATCCAGTGATTACAGACGGCGCAGACAAGCTCTGTATGGGCGAAGAAGATAAGACGACAGGATCTCCGGGAGGTCTTGGTTGGCTCTATTCTCACGGCGGTGTGCTGACTTCTGAGGGCATCTGAGGTGTTCCGCTTTGCTCGCCGCGTTTCCGAAGCGACAGCTATCTTCGGACTTAGAATGAGTCTCGGAGACGAGCAAGTAGCTGAAAACTCGAAGTCACTCTCAATGGAGAAACGGTCGAAACTCGCGGAGAGGCACCCCAATCAGACTGCTGGCATTATTGGCGGCTGGCAGGACGATCAGTAGCCGAAACGGTTATCCGGAGCGGTCGCGTTCTTTTTAGTGCTGGTCCGATAGGGTTAGGAACTACCCGTTATTAAGGACCGTCCCTCGCCTGCCTGCACTATCATGCGAGGATTTGTTCCAAGTGGCCCTTCGCGGGTCACTGAGGTTTTACTGCTTATTACCGAAGTAGGTTGAAGTGCCGCCTATAACCATTAGAACGGCTCCAAGAGCTATATCAGACTGACCACCCGAATACGGGTTCGTATCCGGTACAGTCGTTACACACTCCCGAGTGTTGTTGTTGACCGCTTTTTGTACGTCCTCAACTGAGTCGTTCTTAACGTCAACGTCGTAGCTTTCGTGACACGTCGTTTCTGTTTGAGATTCTTTCCATTCAGCTTCAGCGTCCATTTTGTTCGCACCGGCTAATGCAGATCCCGCGCCGAGGACGATCAGAACGACGCCGAGAATGACGAGCGCGATCCCGAGGAGAGAGTAGTCTTTCATCATCAAGTAGACGCTCGGGAGTTACTTAATAGTACCAGATAGTTTATGAACACTGGCAAGACTACTCATTTTTCATAATCGCAAGACGAGAGTACATCCTTACCGTAACGGGTTCAATTTCGAGAGAGAAAAAGCGGCAAAACCTTCGACTACTCGGGTTCAAATGTGTGGAAAATTGGGGACAACCTTTAATTTGCCGCGCCGCCGTGGTGCGGATACGGTTGACCCCGAAGGGGTAAGCCGGTGGAGGGATTTGAACCCTCGGCGCTCCCTCGGGCGGTTTCGCAACGCGCCGCCCTCGCTCGCGTACCGCAACGCAAGACCCTATTCACCGCGACGAAGGATTGGCGTTGCCACTGGAGTTACCCCAAACGGGTTACCGTTGTAGGCAACAATGGAACTCAAACAAACGCCGCCACGCGATGCCGAGCAACGATACCTGAAAGAAAAGAAAGCACACGTCTCCCGAAAAACGATAGCCAACTACACGACCGCGCTTGATAGATTCGTGGAATGGTTGACCGACAACGGCTACACGGATCTGAGAGACGTGGACTCAGACGTAATCAACCAGTTCAAAGAGCATCGTCTCGAAAACGTGAAGCCGATCACGGCACGCAACGATCTCCGAACGGTTCGGAACTTCATCGAATTTTGCGAGTCGATCCAGGCCGTGCCTGTTGGCTTGCACGAGCTAATCCGAATCCCGAAGGTCAAAGAGGAGGACGAAATTTGCGACACAATCCTTCACCGAGAAGAAGCGACCGCGATCCTCGAACACCTCTCGAAGTTCGACTACGCAAGCACGCGCCACGTTACAGTGCTGTTGCTGTGGAAGTGTGGTATGCGGATTGGCGGCCTTCGCGCTCTTGACGTAGGAGATTTTGACGAAGGTAGACCAGCCATCGAAATACGCCACCGACCCGAACAGAGAACGCCGTTGAAGCGGAAAGAAAAGAGTGAACGCGACGTAATAATCTCGGCTGATACAGCGGAAGTCGTGGCTGATTACGTCAAGAACGGGCGGCCCGACGTTCAAGACGACTACGGGAGAGAGCCACTGATAGCCACCCAGTACGGTCGCCCTGCACGAACTACGATCACGCGACACGTCTACACGGCGACTCGACCCTGCTTCTACAATGGCGGCTCCTGTCCGTTCGAGGAAGATCCTGATACGTGTGACGCCACGGAATGGAACAAAGCATCACAGTGTCCCGGATCAGTCAGTCCACACGCCCTTCGGAGAGGATACGTAACTGCGGCACGGAACGCGGGTCAAGCGAAAGATGTCACTGGCGAACGTGTCAACATGAGTGGGAATATTCTCGATAAGCACTACGATCACGGCACGGAAAGTGAAAAAGCAGAAAGGAGGCGCGATCACTTAAAAGACATCTAAAGATCAGTTACAACCATAACCCCGTCACTGTGTATTTTGAGGCAGTATTTTCCCATATATTCAAGGCCAATGAATTGATTATTAAATCGGTCAGGTATATCATCTGATAGAATTTTTGTTGTTGCCTCGCCATATTCTCCAGCATCCATCGGTATCATCTGATCGGGAATATCGAGAAGATCGGCACACGCAACTCTTATTGCATCATAAAAATCCATCTCTTCTAAAAAGTAAATTCAAGTCATAGACTGTCGCTCCTCTTTCTTTTATCGACTTCCGGAGCAAATCTCTTGGTGGCATTACGTAAGTTCGACTTGTTCTACATAAAGGGCTTGCGTGATAGAATTACCCGTAGATGTCACTAAACGTTTATAATGATGGAGAAATATAAGTGAATATGGCACTCAAGCCATCTCCCGTCCAAGTTGCGCTCCTCGAAGAATTGATAGGGGGTGCAACTGAGAAAGGAAAGTACGAACAGTTTGAAGAAGAGGAGCTACGCGACTTTCAATCGCAACTCAACAGCTACGTTGACTCTTAACCGCACTTCGACCAGCCACATTCGGCGCAAGTCGGACACCCGCCACCCATGAATACCTGACCAGGACAGTCCGGATTATCCGGGTTTGGACACTGAACGTATTCTCCCATCTATTCATCACCCCCGAAGTAGGATTCGATAAGAGTTGTTGCTCTTTTAGACCATGTAACCGGCCTCGTCAGAAGGGCGATGATGAAAAAGATAAGTGGAACTCTCTGCTCGAACAACCACGCTACAGGTGGAGACTCAAGCATATTTGATGTGAGCCTCGTCCAGGGTTCCACGAGCGATTCCGAGAGGATCGCCGTGATACTGCTTATCGGTGACGTGACCGTAGGGATCTTTCTCAGCGGAAGTCTCCTTGTGGCCGTACACGTCAGTGGTTCCGTCACCATTGTCGAAGATATAAACATGGTGTTGCCATTCCGTGTCGTCGGGATCTACAACGTAAGACCCATTGGCCCAGTCACGCTCCCCGTCGATCACTCGGTACTTCCGTGTAGAAGTGAGGTTGCGTTGGTAGCGGGTGTGGAGTGCGGCTTCGACCTTATCGCCGTTAACCTCCGCTGTCGTGAAATAATCCTCGTCGTGACACTCGAATACCAGTGGCCGTCCGAGTGGACGAAAGATGGGATCACCGAGAAGGGTGAGGCGGCGCTTCAGACCTTCTACCCAGTCGTCTTTCGGTGTCAAGTACGAAGTTCCTGTACGAATATAACCAATTGTTTTTGAGAGAGGCGATGCTACTCGGTGGATGAATTTATTTGCGATAGACATAATTAGTAAGTCTCTAAATCATCAAGATGGACTTCCCAATCTACATTTGTGTTATTTGTTTGAGTTTTCAAATGCCAACCTTCAACTTTATAACTTGGATCACGCAATCCATGACTTCCTTGATTTTCCGTAGTTCCATTTTTAAAAAGATAGTCACATGATCCAGTAGTCCAATTAATATTAGAAAGTTCCAATTCTATAAGATCCCCTGAGTATAATTTACCTAAAACTTTAGTATTATAATCAGAATCGCCCATCCGCAATTCATTATCTCTAAAGGAAATATTTATATTTGTTATAAGACTTCCGGTAGTCATATATGAATCGCTCCAGTTAGCTACATTAATAGAAAAGTAATCTGGACCTGGATCAGGTGGAAAAGTGGGAATTTTAAATTTAAATTTTATCATATCAGGCTGATATTTATTTATTTTTGTGTTTTGATATGCATATATATTATCTTGATATTGACTTGCATAGAAATTTACTTTAAGACTATAATTCCCACTGATTGAATTTGAAGTAGAAGAAATTTCTCCTCTATCTGGAGAGTTGTAAAAATTAAACCCTTCAGTAGTACCATCTTCAAAATTATACGCATATTGAACCTGAGGTCCTAACGAAGATTCATTATGAACAGCACACACCCCATGATTCTGCGTTTGCACGCGCAGATACGGGAAGCTCGCACTTCCAGTATCCGAGATCACCGGGATGAATCCAGTACCACTACCAGTCTGAACGCGGATCATCTCGTGAACCGAGCTTCCGCTATCACCAGTAGCGAAAACGGGTACTTTGACAGTGCCGTTGTTCTGCGTCTCAAGTCCGATTGTTCCTATTTGTCCCATAAATTATTTTAAGTATTAAGCGAGCGAAGCGAGCTTAGTCGAGATCCGAGCGGTACCACATATCTCCAGCGGCTTGACCGGTATCGGAAGTTACGCGAGGCAGTTTGAATAGGTCGCTGGAAGATGCATCCGAGTGAGTATATCCCGAACTTTCATAGACTCGGAAGGCTTTATTTCCGCTTTCTGTGTTTAGCCGAGTTGTTCCACTCTCGACAACAAATCGGTCTGTTCCCGATCCATCCTCGATAGCCTGCCCTGTGGCGAGGCGGAGGTCAACTGCTGTTGCTGAGAGGTCAACAAGAGAAGCACCAGTCTGAATATAGGTATTACCATCTCGCTGTAATTTCAGTTCGCTGCCCCTGACCTCCATAGTCTGATATCCTCCACCATCACGGTCGTAGGCATATACTGCACCAGATGAACCAGTCCATATATTCTCTACACCAGCACCTGATGATGGATTTCCGTCGCCCTCGACTCTGAATGCCGCCCCAGGCGTCCGAAGCACGCCAGCCGAGGCGTCCGAGTCGTACTGGACGGCGGTGTAATTTCCTTCAAGATCCTCAAATTTAATAGGACGACCACTAAGTGCGTCAAGTCGTGTTTCTGATGGGGATATTTGTAATCCAGTGTCTCCGCCCCCGCCACGAATAATAGTGTAATTACTATCAAATATCTCGAATCTTTTTCCGGAATTCCCATCTTCAATAGACTGGCCCGTGGCGAGGCGAATATCGCTATTGACCTCAAGAAGGCCGGACATCGAGAACCCGTCTTGAATCCAGGGACGAGTAGCAACTCGATCTCCATTTTCACGAAGTGCGTTCAGAATATTAACCGCCGAGTCTCCAAGATCGAGAATCTTAGTTCCGCCGTGAACAGCTTCCAGATTTCCACTGGTTCCGTTTTCTGTAACAGTCCAATTGTTTGCGGAACTATCAGAATCGGTGAATTTAAGAGTGCCCACATCTCCGACTTGACTTCCCGCGAAACTCGCGTCTGAGTTAAACGTCGAGGACCCAGTTACCGTAAGATTACCAGATGCAGAAAGAGAACCGGTAACCGAAGCTCCAGTTTCGTCAACCTCCAGTCGAGTCGTCCACGAAGTTCCGTTGTGTTCATCGACAAGAAGGGCGCGAGCCGCATGGGAAACCCGAACGTCACCGGACTGAAACTCTGAGATTCCAACCCCGTTCAGATTGTTTCCTCCAAGATCAACAGACCCACTGAGGGTGCTGTTGCTTGTACGTGCCTGTTCGAGGGTGACACTATGCGGATTTCCGGTATCAGATTCGTGAGCCGAAAGGTCTTCACCCAATGCAAGGGAGTGCCAAGACGAGTCAGATGCACGGTACTGTTCCAGGGCTGGGGAATCGCTGTCGTAAAACAGATGCCCGTCTTCGGGGGAAGTGGGCCGGGTACTGCCGTAGTCGCTTTCGATACGAGAGTTCGTCAGGGGAATGAGGTGACTTTTAACATCGGAGATAAGGTTGTAAGTGACGAAGTTGTCCCAAGCGTCAACCGGAGCCTCATCTTCGAGATAGGAATAATTGTCAGGATGTTCCTGACCAGTCGATCCCCAAACCTTTAGATTAGTAGTGTAGTCTGCCATTAGATTAATTTACAATTCCTGCATACGTGCCGCCGTTACCTTTCGGATCATCATTTGCGTCGAGTCCATCGTATCCGTTATACTCGGCCCAGTCGGTGACGTTGTTGTAGGTCGTCGGTGACACATACACGAACGTCCCGCGCGTCTGCCCTGCAACCTCATACCCCGCCGGTACGAGATCATTCAGAATATCAGCTACTTCGTCACTCGATAAATTCAGTGATCTGATCGCAGATCGAGGCATTACAACCCCAACCGTCGCTTCAGTATCCAAATCCTGATACCCGATTGCTTCAGGATCAACGTCGAGAATCGTAGAGACAGAATGGATAACGTCACCGATGGTTCCCTCTGCCGTATTTAGTTGAAATCGAGCAAACAACCGAGATCGGAAATGCTCTTTTTCTTCACCAGTTCGGTGAGATGCACCGACCATTTTGGCGAGCTTGTTCAGTTGTGCAATCGAGTCAGCTTCTTGGACTGACGTTGCTCGACTAACTGAAACAAGATCGTTTTCGAAAGCATCAATCTGATACCCAATCGGAGCGAGAAGTTTCCAATTCCCCGAACTCTCGTCATTCGCCATGAACTCGGGGAGGGTGTCGATTAGATACTCGATGTTGTTATCGTAACTATCGTTGGGGGGTCCAGTATCAATTGCCATTGTCAATCACCTACACCGAAGTGGTCGTCAGAGAGATATGCTGATTCCCTGAAGTCGCGTCAGTTACCGCCTGCTCGTGAGTTGCCAGGGAAATATTACTTTCATCAGTGCTGGAGGAGTCCTTCCCGATGGTAACCGCATTGATGTCGTAGACCCCATCAACCTCCATCACAGCCGCTTCGACTTCGGCGTGGATGACATCATCGCTGACCGAAAGTTCACCGTCCTGCTCTAAGCCAGTCGTTTTCAGGCCGCCGATATACTCAACGATTGAATTACGAACTACATCGTCGCCTTCGTACTCGTCGTCAACCTTGATGTCAACATTGACCCAGGTATAAACTGAGGAAGACAACGAGAATCCGACTGGATGAGTCTGATCGTTCGGAAGTGTCGTCTCGATCTCCCCGTTTGCGGTGACAAATGATTTGCTTGTATCGAGTTGGTCACCGTTATTTCCGGTTACCGAAACGTCACCGACAGCCTTCGTCTCGATAAGTCGCTGGGCAACACGCTGAAGGGTATCATCTTCACCATCTGTAGCGAGGACAAGCTCGAACGAGTGAGCCGGAAGCCCATATCCGCGACCGTTCTGTTCTGGAGTATCGTTAATGAAGATTGTAACATCAAAGACACCATCAAGGGCTTGCGTTCGGCTAATAAGCGCCGGACCAGTTGCCCGAGCGCCGTTCGCAAGCTCGTCCTGGGCGCGATCACGAAGGTCTTCGTCAGTCTCGGTATCACTTCCACCATCAGTTCCGGTTGGGTTAGTCACCGATGCACCAGGGAACGGAACCCCGTCAGGGAAATTGACCAACGTGTTCTGCCCAACGTTAGAATCGGAACCCCCGGTAACAGCTCGAATAGGTGCAGTCACTGATGTGTTACCCGCACTCAGTGTCCGAGAGTCAGTCGTCTCGAAGACAACTGGATCAGAAGAGTTTGTGGAAACGGTAGTCCCCTTCGGAACGATATGATCCACGCTATCAGCAGAGTCGATGCTGACCTCAACTTCTCCAGTTGCTTTATCGGCGTCTTCACGAGGGACGCCAATGAGAGCCGTCAGAAAGTCGAGAGCGGTTCCTGTGGCGTGTTCAATCTGAGCCGAGTCGAGGACCAGACCAATGTTGTTTTGTGCCTCAGCGAACCGTCTGGCGACAGGAAGATAGAACAGACGAATAACCGCCTCGTCGCTATCGTTCAGGTCTTCTCCGAACTGATTCTTTGCGTCCTCCATCAACGCATCGAGGATCGCAAGCTCTTGATCCGACACAAACCGCCCATCAATTATTTCTCCCATTTAATCACCAACCGTAAAATTGACACTTCCAGTATCGTAGATAATTGATATTTTAATACCTCCAGTTCCACCAGAACCGTCTTCCACTCGTTCAGCAGTGACGCTCTGCAAATTCTCGATATGATCGTTATTTTCAGCTACCCGCTCGGCCTGTAGCTCAAGTTTGTTCACTGCGTTAATTGCTGTCACAGAGCCGATCCTCGAATAGAAATACGAGGTAACCATCACCTTGATGGACTGCTGAACTTCGCGGCGACCTTCAACCGTAGAAAGATCCTTCCTATCGTCCAATTCCACATCTCCTCTATCGTTCACAAAAATATCCATAATCGTAGCCGCCGCTGTTCACTATAAACAATAAACAACACTTTATATAGGGCGTCAGAAGAGCTTCGGTTACCTTTAGGGTGAAGCGACTTGGGGCCGCTCACGCCATTGTAACAATATAGTTAATAGGTACTGTAATACGTTGCTGTATATTGTAGTCGGTATCTTCGAGAAGCCCCGCTACAGCATCTTTTTACAGCAACGTATAACAACTACTGTAGACTACTCTGCTTTCGTCTTCTCGGTCTTCGTTAGGTTGAGTCCGGTCACGTTTCCGTCCGCGTCTGTCTCCAGAGATGCGTCCGTGACCACAGTGTTTCCATTCGGGCCGAGATTGACCGCTGAGGCGTTCCCAGTCGAATCGAGGTCGATGGTACTCCCATCTACTTCAACGGCGTCAGCGGCGGACACAGACACCTTTCCAGATGCCTCGATCTCAACGGCGTAATTGCCATTGTCGTCCTTATCCACTGTGATGGCCGTCGTGTCGTCAAAGCGAAAGGTCATCGAGCCTTCAGCGAGTTCAGGGGCTTGGTATTCCTTCGACGGAACCGATAAAATTTCAGCGATATACGGATTTCCGTCGTCCGTGTAGTCGATGACCGCAGTTTCTCCAGATTCCGGCTTCCACATAACGCCCGATGCGGGCTTCCCGACGGGAACGTCATTCACAGCCCCACCCGAGTGAGGTAGCTGTACCGAACATTGCACCATCCCGTTCGGGGTCTGTGTAACGGAGACAATTCGACCCATCTGCTGGGGTTTATTTCCTGTAACCATTATACTTGTAGCCCAATGAAGGGCGAATCCTGGTTCATATCAGAATCGGTCGGATCGAAGTACCAGAACCGACTTTTTACAGCATTAGCATTAGTGATTGCTTGGCTTACATTAAGTGTAATCGTCCACCCATCTGAACCAGTAATGTCGTGCTGAATTTCATGGATGTCGTACACTCCGGATTGGAGTTTGTTACAATCAGCCTGGAAGTTGTTGACTAACAATTTATCCCCAATATCTACACCAGCGTACTGCGATTGGGGGATTTTGTTGTCAACCATCGTATTGATGATAACTGAACCTCTATTTTGTTTGGTGTGGTGTTCCATAAAGGCTGATCGAGCCATTCGTTTCAGAACTTTGGGATCAGTTGTGTTTTTCTTCCCATCAAGAACAATCGTTTCTTCGAGACTGTCATCGTCAAGAAAGCCAGCCGCCGCCCGAGTTTGGAACTTTTTCTTATTGGTGACGACGTTCCACAATTCTTCGAGTGCGTTATCCTTGCCACCTTTCTGGTCCATCTTTCCCTTCACAACAACACCTTTCAGTGGGGTTGGATTCTTGGGGAGGTTCCATTCACTAATATGCCAGTTATCTGGACCCTGACCAGCACCGTAGACCGTTGCTGTAACGTCGGGATGGCCGATAATCAGAGTTCCATCTTGATCGACCCAAAACTGGGTTTCCCAAATATCTGCTACTTCAGCAAGGGCGGAATATGGAGATTCTTCTCGGAAGTCGAAATTTCCGTCACCGTCACCGAACGGAGATATATCAGCCCGGAAATCAACGAAAGCGTCACTGAGTTTTGAAGTTGTTTCAGGTGTTCTCTTATTCCCAGCCCCGGAAGCGAGATCGTCGGTGTGTTGTAGCTTCGTAGTGTCCAGGCTCGATTCTGCGAGCTTGAAAGAGCGAAGGACGTTGTGGGGATCGTTTCTTCGTTTGAAGATATAGTCAACAACGTTTTTCAGAGAGATCCTGCCCCACTCTTTATCAATTGTCCCTTCTTGGAGGATCTTCCTGGGGTCGTTTATTTTCAGTATAGCCTCATTCTCTGCGACAGTTACTCCATCCGTTTTATAATATCCTCGATAGATATTGTTCCCGTCTTCGTCACCGATAATCTCCACCGGTTCCTTGTGGATATTGTTATCCCGAACGTGTTGACCGGAGATTTTCTTCAGAGTCGCTTGAACGTGATCGAAGTCATTATCGGTCCTTCGAGATTTCCGAATATCCAGTGAGAGAGGCCGAACTTTTATTCCAGACTCGATAAAGTGGACGATAATATTAGAGAGATCGCAACTCATTCTGCGGCCTGGACAATGCCATTGTTGTTTCCGGTTTCACTACCCGATGCAACGAACTTGATGGTATATTCGTAGACCCACTGCCGTTCGACGTTATCGACTCCAATTGGTCCTTCGAGTTTTCCGGACTTCACGTAGACATAGCCGGACCAGGGCATTGCAACAAGCTGAAACTCAACACCGGCATCAAGAGTTTCCCAAAACGTTGATTTTTCGGACTGAAGAAGATACCCACGAACGTGTAGATCGTGATTCTTTCCGCCGTTATCGGTTACCTGCTCTCCTTCACAGATTTCGTCTTCTCGATTAATATTCCGCTCCTTACTTGGTTTCACCCGTTCAGGGTAATACTCAGGCTCGAAATCGACCTTATCTGAAGTAAGAGAAAAGTCAGGTAGTTCGTTTAGTGGAGATTCAGCCATTATTCACCGGAATTTCGTTCTGATTCGATAGTCGTTTCACTCTGGTACTCCTTGCTCACAGCATCCTCAACGTCCGAGATCGTCGCCTTCGTGATGTCTCCCTTGACGTTGATAACCGTCTTTCCGCCAGCCATCCCGTTTCCGGGTTCGTAACCGCTACTGCCGCCACCACCACCGACGCCACCACCGATACCAGGAGCGGCACCACTGCCACCCCCGAGGCTGGACGACATTCCGGAGGGAGCGATAGCGTTGTATGCCATGTACCCTGCGGTGACGCCAGCGGCGACGAGAGCGAGTCCAGCACCGGTCATCGCCATGAGGGTAGCCTCACCAGCAATCAGCACAGCAAGCGCCTCAGCCGCCGCAAGGAACGACGTGATTGCGGTCGCCGCGAAGGAGGCAATCGAAGAGGCCATCGAGGAGAAGCTGGTTGCCATCATAGTCGAGAACGCGCCCGACAAGACACCAACCGCGGTCGCAATTCCGTAAACGGCCATCGCGCCTGCAATCATTGCGGCAACCCATCTTTCCGAGATGAACGACGCGAACGTCTTGAACATCCAGATCAACGGAGAGAAGATCGCAACGAGGTACGTCATCACCTGAGCGACCTGATAAAGGACAGTGATGATGTTGTAGATCGCCTCACCGACAGCAATCATCACGTCCTGATTTTTATAAGCCGTCTCGGTGAGCCACTGGAACGCTTTCAGCATGATGTCACCGATGATCTTCCCGAACCGCATCCCAAGCTGGGATAGCATCGGTTGCATCTTGACGACGAGATCAATGAACTCAGCCGCCCAGCTAATGACGCCATCAAAGGCGTTGTTGAACGTTGGCATGAACTCAGTGAGTCCTTTCAAAGACTCAGCGAGTGGACCCACGCGCATGGGTGCCGTTGTCAGGAAGCCTTCAGTGAACGGTGAAAACGCTTGGAAGGTGGACTGGAACGCACCGAACATCTCTTTCTTGAAGGTCTTGAGTTTCTTCTGTGCCTTCGCAAGAGAGTCATTGAGATTACTCCCAAACCCGAGAAGGCCAAGACCCACAACTGCACCGCCTGCGACAGCAATGGAACCCATAGCCGCCGCAACCCCAGCCGCGTTCGCGGCCAGAGTAATCAGCATCGGGGACAGCAGAGCAAGGAACTGCCAGTATTTAGCCATCGTCGGCATCAGCTTCTTCAATGCACCCATACCGCTGGCTTTCTGCTTGCCAGTGTCACTATCGAATCCAGGTAAGCCACTGAAACCGAGGATACTTCCCCAGTTCGACGTGCCACTTCTTTTAAACCGATTGGCGTTAGCAGAGAACTGACCTAATCCACCGGGACCAGTTCTCCGGATGCTGACTGACCTAAACCAATCAGCCATCGAAGAATCATCATCAGAACCAAAGAATCCCGACGACTTCATGTCAACACCGAACCTGCTAAGAAATGCCCTCTCACGAGAAGTGAAGGGATTCGTTCCGTGTTCTTTGTCTAACGTATTTCCAATGGCATCCGGGGTTGCCCACATCTTCCCCGAGCTTCCCTTGGTGATCCCCTGATTTCTGAACGGATCAAATTCTCCGTGGTCACTGTAATCTCGACCACTATAGGAGTTACCAACGTTTTTGTCGTACTCACGAACGATGTCAGAAAACGCCTGCCGTTGGGCGGTTTCCTGAACTTCGTCGCTTTTTCGATGGAGATTTGCCGCAGGGGAATTAGCAACGGATTCGCCGTGAAGGGAGTGGATCGCCCTATCTTCCATCGCGGTTGTAACAGAGATGTCCTGTGGAGTGAACCGATCACCCTCTACTGAACCCTCAATACCAAGCGAATCGAGAGTGTTATCCAGTCGATCTAACTGACCGCTGGCCTCGGTGACGATAGCGTTACTAATTCCGCCACCCATCCACTTCCGGTCTTCACGAGTCCAACCGGGTTTACTGGGACCGTCTGAGTCTCCACCACCGGAACCATCATCATCCTCGATCCCGAGGTGTTCCTTGACCATCTCCCATTGCGACTCGGTTCCACCGGAGTTTGCCCTCCGGTTCATCCGCTCTACTTCGGTTTCGTCTCCCCCAGCGCGAGGCTCGAAGCCGCTTTCTTCAAGCTGGTCAAGAGTATCTTCGATTTCATCGAGGTTACCGGCGAGCGAAATCTTGATCTCTCCGTTCTCGTCCTGCCACTCTTGGAGGGCATCAAGATCCTTGTAGATGTTCTGGAGGTTTTCCTTCCAGTTGTCACACCGCTCAACACAGAACTCCGTGGTGATCTTGTTTAGGCCGTTCTTTTTGAAGCCCTGTTTGAGCTTTTCAACTTCCTCTTTAGCATCTTCAAAGGCGGCGTGGTCAACCCGACTGGTGTAATTAGTGTATTCTTCGTAATTGTGGGTTCGATTAGTCGTTGAAGATTTACGATCATCCGTTATAGCGTCAAGAAACTTAGATGACTTTCCATCTTCGGGAGTGAGTTTATAGTCTATTTCGGTTGCACCAGCGGCTTTGGCTTCCTTCTTAGCCTTTTCAAGTTCCTGGATTAGATCAGTTGTATCGACATCGGAATCCCAGTGAATTACACCCGATCCGCTTGAGGGACCATAGCCACCACGAGAAGTCCACCGAACTGTACCATCGGTAGAAAGTTCGCTTTCATCGTCAAGAAGGGCGGAAATTAGAGGATCGTCTTCGTCAATGTCGCTGGTGATACTGATTGAACCATCAACGTCACCAACGTCACCAAGGTCAATATCAGGATCATCTAATTGAAGATTTTTAATCGACTTGATCTTCTCATCAAACTGAGATTTATCAACATCAACTTTGACCTTGTGTTCTTTATCTGTGAGAGCAGAAAGGTCAGTGCGAAGTTCAGCGATCTCGCGCTGGGCAGGTCGAATGTTGGCGTCGAGGTCAACCTCGTCACCGTCCATCGACTGAAACTCAGTCTTGAGTTCAGCCAGATCGTCGCGCCACTGCTCGTTAAGTTCTACGTCAATTTGGACTGTCATGCTTCCTCATCTACGTGTTCGAGAGGGTCCGTCGCGCCGGGATTGACGAAGGACTCTTCTTCGACTTTGCGTTCAACTCCTGACTTTCCACCACGGGCCGCCCCGTTCTTGACGGAACCAGAGGTCGGACCACCGCCACCAGAACCGCCTCCAAGCATACTCTGCTGGGACTCCATCTCCTGCTTCTTGATCTCCTGAAAGCCCTGAACGAGAACCTGCTTCTGTAGCGGTGTTAGGTCAAGTTGATTCTCAGCGAGAACCGAACCGGCCTTACTCAGAATCCAAACTTCAGTCGCCGCCCCGCGCTCCCGGAAATTCTTTTGCCGCGGAGACGTTCGAGGTAATTTCCATCACCTCTCGACCAATTTGGATGGACTGTCCGCCGACCATCTTGTCCACCATGTTCGCAACCTCGGACTGTTCGAGGCCCACGGACTCGGGGTCGATGCCGAGCTTGGCCGCAGTCTGCATTGCCTTCACGAAGCCAACGTCGAACTCTTCTTCTGCTTCGTCAGCAGACTTCCCGTCGGCCTCGGCCATGATCCGCTGGAACTTCGCATCGTCAATGTCCTCTTCCATCTGCTCCAGAAGCGTCGTGTACTGATCGTCGGAAAGAGGCTTGATCTCGATGGTCATGGCATCATCGAAAATCTCGAACTCATACTCCTCACGGTAATCGGTTCCACGGAGGACCATGCGCTTGAACTTCGGGATACTTTCGATTTCGTTACTGTCCGTACTCTCGTTGTCAACTGCGTCACTCATTGTTGTAGGTAAAGGTAAGCGAAATTAGGGTAGCGAGTAGAGCAACGCGATTATCTGTCTGTACTAAAATGTCGAAATCAACGAGAAGGGAGGGAAATCCTCTCTACAGCTCGTCGTGAGCCATCCAGTCGTAGGATGTCTCGGTTGCCTCTCCTTCGTCGGCGGTGTAACCCTGAGAGGTCATCTTCACTCCAGTGTAACCGGAGTTTTCACCGTTACTGTGGGTGATAGTCAGCGTACACTCACGAGGCGTGTCGTCGTCGTTGAACAGCTTGTCGTCAAAGTACGACTTCTTGTCACCGTGGAAAGTCAGCGACCCGGAATAGTCGATTGCCGTAGTCGCGCTCGATTCGAGTTTGATGTTGTTGCCACGGATCTCCGCAAGCTCGATCTCCTTGCTGGTGTCCAGCGACTTGATCGTATAGGTTGCAGACTGCTTGGCACCATCGCTCGTCTCCCAAGAGACTTCAAGAGTGATGTTGCCAGTAACCTCAGCGTCACCTGCGACACTTCCGCGGTCTTCAGTTTCAGTCATTGTAAATCAATAGTAGAGTTGTTTAATGCCCGTTAGTTGGCCTCGCCAGCCAGGACGTTGTTGTAGATGTTCCGGAGGGGGTCCGTGGTATCGGCACTCACGTCAACCCGAGCGGACATGGCGTCTTTTTCCTCGATGGAAACACTGTATCCCTCGATGGCGCTCGATTTGAGGAGATCAGTAAGTTCCTCGTTAAGCAGGTTCTCCAGGCCGTTCCGGGTTTCCTTTTCGTTCAGTCGGCCAATGAACGGCGTTTCGACAGTCTGGACGATGTTGATAACACGATCCATGACGAGTCGAGCGAAGCCCTGGCGCATCCCGGCTTCCTCGGCGTTATCGTCGTTGACCGTCGTGGGGTCGTCAACGATCCGGGCACCGTCAGTCGAAGACCGAATCGGGACCACGTTGTTGTTAACGAGATCGCGCTCGTTCTGAAGCGAGATCCGCTGGTACATCCGACCCTGCGTGTTGAGTTCTTTACCCATCGCAGAAGCGTCGATACCAAGCGAGGAACGACGGCCAGCGTAGGAACCAATTGCGCTATTCCCATCTTCGTCTCGCGCAGGCATGATAACCTGAAGCCGGGAGTCGTCCCACGTCACGTCGGCCATGTCAGCCTCGATGGTGGTGTCAGCGGGAAGGCCACACAGAGCCACCGCAAGCTCGTAGAAGCCTTCCATGTCATTCACTTCAGCGAGCGCCTTTGCGGTGACATCGAGGTTTTCCTGAACCGGAGCCAAGAAGTCAACCGTCTCACCGTACTGCTCCGCGACTGCCTTGAACGCGGAAGCGTACTTCATCTCGTTGTAGTGCGTGTAGATCACGTCACCGGACGTGGACGGAGCCGCATCCAGTTCAAAGTCACCAGTGACCGGATTGACGAACGCTTCGTCTGCTCCGGGAGTCTTGGTCGAAGGGTCGTCAACAGTGATAGTAACCGACTTCTCGGTCCCATCAACGTTGATCGAAATTTCAGTAGAGTCTTCCGCGATAGGTGCTTCAGCGAGAGTTCCGGAAGTCGAACCGATTCCAGAAATATCTTCGCCGGTAATCTCGGCACTTTCGACGGCGACGGCGTAGACAGGGCTTGCACCCTCACCGAACGCCTGGAAGATTGCCCGAGTGAGCATCGAGTTGTCCGGTTCACCGAACGTATTTCGAGCGTCACTGGGCGTGGTGAGGCGCTGAACCTCGTTTGCACCAGGATAATCAGTAGCCGATTCATCAGCGGGACCAACGAGGGCTACGTCGGTCGGAGAGCCAAGCGCAATGGCAACCGTGTCCGCCGTGTCAACCGTCGTCTGAATCCCCGGAATGATGTCGTTTCCAATAGTAGTCATTGTTAGTTGTTAGAGATCGAGTTATCGAAACTGCCAACCAGCCCGTTCTCGATGGTAAACGCAATTTCATCAGAGAAGTCCAGGCTAATGCTGAACGTGTGCTTGTAGACAGGCTCAGGCGTCGGTGCCTGGAAACCGCCTTGCTTAAGTTCCCCAAGCGAAAAGTCATTTAGCCCCGAGTGGAACCGTTCAGGAAATTCCTCGTAGGCTGATAGCCGCTCGTACAGAGAGCGTGCTAACTGATAAGATTCTACTTCGTCTTCAGAACGTGTCTCAAATGTGGCGGAGGCTTCATAGATGTGTTTTAGCAGAACTTCTTCAGGATCTCCGTCTCCATCCGTATCCCGAAGCCCGTTTCTCGAAGAGTTACCTTTCGCCCGTCGATAGGCATTAACCTTAGAGAGTAAGACAACAGGAGTCGAGTGGTCACCGGAACCTCGTGTGCGTGCTGTAACGTCAACAGCCTCTTCTGCTTCATTTAGAAGTGTCTCCGCAACGTCTAATCTTTCCATTTAGAACTGCCGTCCGTTTAATTTCGCGTTTGCTTTCTTTTCGAGATCGTTCTCCGCTTCACCGCTCTCCAGATACGCACGCATCTCGTCTGTGAAGTGAATCCCGTCAATTCCTTCTTTCGCAAGATGTTGGGCCAGCCAGTACACCTTGTACTGCTCTTCCTCACTTAGTTGATCGAAAGAAGTCATATCAGTTAGCCTCGTTCGGCAAGCCGAGTATCATCACGTCACTGTCGCTCGTTCCGTCTGAATTAGGAGGATACCAGTCGTAGGCATTACTACCTTCAACCTTTACAAACTCCCATCCGTTGCTTCCTTCGTGGAGATCGGCAAGAACTACTGTTCCATCAGAGAGTTGAACCAGAAATGTTCCACCGATCATTTCCTCCATCCAAGATGTATCATAGATGGTATCACTATCGGTGTAATTTGTCTCAATTTCTGGTGGAGCGTCGGATTTATGATAGACGTGAGTTATGGAACCACCACTGTCAAGATGTTCTTGCCAGATTCCGAATACAGGATCATCCGTTTTCGGTCGGGCATATGTTGGAGTAACCGTTCCTAAGATAATCGGATCACCGTTCTCGTCTGTTCGAGATTGGTTAAACATCTTCAGTTGCCCACCAATGGGCTGAATGGCGTATTTCTCTTCCCCCTGCCACCCAACAGAAACTACTTCGGAGTCAATAACTTTGAAGTAACCGAACTCAGTTTCTAAGAGGTCGCCATCTTCCAAAACATCATAAATGTTATCGGAAGTGACATCAGAAAAACTAAGCTCGGAATCGTCAGTGTCGGGGTAGGGGTTGACGGTGATCGCGTCGATCTTATCCTCGATGTCGGAATCGTCACCAATGTCTCTTCTATACTCAGCGGCCCAGTCAGTAAGGCGCTGACTCATTTCGGGGTCACTGATTAGTCCTTCTTCTTTGTAGATCGAGTCAACGATGTCGTGCATCGCGTTGTGTTCGTCCGTTCTGAACTTTGAAATGTCTCCGCTCAGAAGAACGTCGGGATCAATCCCGTTAAACTCGATCTGTTCACGCGAGAAGGACCGCGCACCGCCGACGAGGTGAATCTCTCCTTCGTCGTTCGTTTCCAAGATGAAGTCAGGCGCATCGAGAAGGTGATCGTCCACGTCGAACGAAACCTCAACCTCAACCCCCTGACTGAACTCGTCTCCAATATCCTCACTTAACGTGTAGGACTGGGCAACAGAATCTTGGAACTGCCACCGGTCAGCTTCGGGATTATTGAACATCTCCGCCGCCAACTGGTTGGTCTGTTCATCGTCCATCCCCCGATAGGCGGTGACCTTGCCCTTGTTATCGGCGTAGTGGATATTGATGAACTCTTGAGACGCGGCGACCATCTCGTGGTACACCGCAAGTTCACCTTCAGTTGGATCATCAACTGAGTGTTGGCTGTTCCGAAGTGGAGCTTCTATATCGTAGTTACCCCGTGCCAACTTTTCGAGGAACCGTGCTTCGGCGCTATCTGTAGAGTTCTTCCACCCGTCTATAGCCCCGATCACTGAATCAACGTCATCATCACCGAACCGATCACGAAGCTGGGAAAGAAACTCCTTCCTGTCACCGTCAGCGAGTGCAACGTGAGTCCAGTAGCCTTCCAGGTATTGTGCCTGTCTATCTTTCGTGTTCCGATAGTTGACAGCCTGACCTATATCGTAGGTGGCGGGAGTGCGGTTGCCCACCTTCCCGTTGGTATACACACCGAATAGCGAGGAATCATACGGTGAACTTTCCATGATAAAATCCGAGCCATGAACATAGCCACCTTCTTCCTCCTGTTCCTCGGTTACTGTGCCGATCTGTGAGGCAATTGCGTCGAGTCCTTCACCAGGATCAACGTCAACAGAACTGTCTCCATCATCACCATCATCACCGTCGTAATCGAACGGATGCCAGTCGTTTAGATTGTCCAGAACCCACGGGATCAGCCGTGTATAGTTCGGTAGACCATCAAACTCAGCACCTTCATCAACGATGCCTGCGTGACGTGACGAGTTCCAGATCGTGTACTTCTCGGCTTTCGTAAGCTCGGTATAGTCGAAGTCCGCGTGCATCGTCTTACCGAGGACTTCGTAGCGCCACACCGCCTCTTTGTCCTTGATGTGCTGTTTACCGATGTCAATGGCGTTGTCCATGACATCTCCAGCGGCATCAGAGAGTGCATCCTCAATCGCATCCTCAACATTCGAGGTAGTGCGCTTGAGAGAGCGGTTATCGACGCTTAGTTCAAGCTTTGCCATCTATTGTACTTGCTTGGCAACCGCAACGGTATGAGAAGGTCGGTGAGTGACTTTCTCAACCTCATACGTCACGAGATCGTAGATAATGTGGTCGTTGACTCGGATTGAAGCATCAGGGAAAAACGCGAACTGCGATTGCGTGATGCTCACTTCACCAGAAGCGGATTGTCCGCCTTCCGTGTCCGGATTATAATACGCGCAGATTTCCGTTCCGATAGGTTCGTACTCTCCTGTATTATGATTCAACCGGTCGCTGTTCCCATCAGGAACGCGCTCGATGACAGCCTCTTTTCCCATCTGTGAGATAAGAGACTTGACACGCATTGAACCTCCAGAGGGGTTCATTAGTTATCCCCGCCGTAGTCGATCTCGTCCGTGATATCGCTCTCACTACCGTACTTACGAGACTGACCACGGTTGATCCGGGTACTCGCAAACCGACCACCACTCGAAACAAGGCGATCAGTGTACCGTTTGGCCTTCTCGTACCAGATCATCGGCTTGCTATCGGCACGACTTCCGCTGGACTTCAGTGAATCGTAGTCGATGTCACCGAGGCTCATCGGAACGCCGTCAAGCTCGCCTGCTTTGATCTTCGTGAACAGACACGCAGTCCAGAACAGCGAGTTTTCCTTGTCGAGGTCGTCGTACCACGAATTGATCGTCGTATTTGCCTCGCCCTGGATGTCTCGCTTGGCGATCTCGAAGACTTCATCCAGAGCTGACTCACTGAACACGCTTGTGGACGTGTAGTCAGTCAACTCTCGGACTTCATTTTGAAGCTCGTCGTCAGTAGAAGCCATTATTCAGTCACCCTGTTGAGGTGATGAACCATTCGATCTCGCCAATGATTCATCGTCTGGTCATCGTAATCATGTCGTCGCATCGAAGAAACAGAAGCAGGGGCATTAGCATGATCCGGAGGCCCGCGACCTTTACCCGGATGGCGGCCACGCTTCTTTTGATTTCTTTTTACACGTCCACGCGCTCTGACTTTGACGAAAAATTCGAGAGCCTTTTGCGGTTCATCAGACTTGTAAAAGTTAACAGACTCGCCGTTGTTGAGGCGTTCTCGAAGTTCACGACTAATTTCTTCCTTGCCGCGTTGTACTTCTTCTTTAAGAGCTTGTTCGGGGAGGTCACCATTTTGGCTGACCCCGACCTGCCCCCGAACATGGCTCATTAGTTCAGCGTCGGAGTCGAACATTCAGGAAAACCTCTACGCGAGGTTGTCCGCAGTGACCTTGACACCCGCGAGGGGGTCAACCATCTTGACGCCCCAACGGGCACTCCCAGTGGCACCGAGAATATCACCGGGCGACCGAACGGGCGCACCGTTCAGGCCGTTCAGGGTGACCGGGCTGGCTTCGTGGAAGTAGAGCGGCTTGGAGTCGTCCATCATGTAGAAGGTGTACTCCGAGGAACCCTCGTCGTTGATCCACGGGGTCTGGAACAGCGTGGTACCGTCAAGCTGGATCTGAGTCTCGGGAAGCGCGGTCGAGCGCAGGTCCGAGGCGTCCGGGATGTGATAGCTCGCGTCCCACGACAGTTCATTGACGAGTTCAGCCGCGAACTCGCTGGAACAGAGGGCGTAAGACGGGTTCCGACCGTGGTGTCGGATCTCTTTGTTCGCTTCACGAAGATGCTCACTCGGTGCGTGGGCGTTCGTATCCGAGCCACCGTTGCGCTCGAAGAGTTCCTGCGTGGACGCGAACGTGTGATCGTGAGTGTTCGAGAAGGTGTACTCGCCGTAGTCAGGAACGTCGTACCAGATTTCGCCACCGTCAGCGATACCGGACTTGAACGTGTTGAAGATGACCTCCTGCTCCTTCTTGACGGCACCCTCCAGCATAGCGTTGATGCGGCGAGTGACCATCTCCGAGGGGTTATCTTCGATGAACTCCTGCGAGAAGTTCAGGCCACGAGCGTACTTCTCCACGTTCATGGCGACCTTCTTGTCGTCGGGGATGTCACCCGTGACGGGGTGTTCACCTTCACCGACAGCCTCCCACGTCATGTCAGCGGGAACGTGGTCAGCCGAGAAGATCATCTCAGAAACTTCCTGAACGAACAGAGAACGGAAAGGACGCTCCGCCTCGTTGAACAGGTCCACCTTCTGCATTGCGATGTCGAAAAGATCAGCGAGAGGAACGTCGTCCTTCGTCTCAAGCTGAGTGTTGTAAGGATTGTCAGAAACCATTGATTAAGTTAGTGTGCTTTGTTTAATGCCGGTCGAAAATTTAGGCGACCGTCTCCTCTGCGAACTGGTCAACAGTGATGACGACCTCGTTGGCAACGCCATCCTCCGTCGGGCCGGGCTTCGCGTAGCCGACCTTCTGGATGACAGAACCGCTCGTGGACGGGACAGTTTCAGTGTAACCCCCACCCTCGGCCAGATAGATGTCTGCTCCAGGGGTGAAGTTCCAGTCCTGATCTGCGTTCCGAACACGAATCCCGTACTCGAAGAAGGTCTTCCGGGCCTCTCCGACGAGATCGTATTCACTCTCGACAACCAACTGCGTCTCCATGAAGTCGCTCCCGTACTTCGAGGGATCACGAGCGGGACCAGTGACGACCCCACGAGCCTTCCCGGAAACGCCATTGGCGGCGTCAGCCTCAACAACGTCACCGTTCGAGTCGATTGCAACGAGGTCACCCTCATCACACTCGTACTGAACAGCACCGCTGGACTGTCGATTCTCGATGTACTCCGTGTTACTTGCGACGTTAACGTCAACCATTGTATATTATCTCCGTAAAATTACTCCGTGGCGATGCCGGGGATACTGTCCAGACCTTCCTTGGCCCGGCTGTCAACCCGCTCCTGAGTGAAGTCGCCCGACTTCCGTTCCTGCTTCCCGAAGTCAGCGCCTTCCTCTTCATCATCCTCTTCGTCCGCTTCACCAGCAGAAGCGTCGAACTGTGCCGAATCCTCGTCCAGCTTGTGAAGGCGGGACATCGAGAACTCAGCAAGCTCGTCGGCCTCGAAAAGAACGGCCTCGCGCTCTGCAAGATCCTCTGCGAGATCCTGCTTATAGTTCTGAAGCTCCGTCTCGGCTTCCTCCTTGTCTTCGGTCACCGATTCGATGAACTCGACGTTGGACTTGTGCTGTTCTTCAACATTCGAGACGAACTCCGCAACCTCTTCCGGGAGGTCGTCGGGAAGCTCGTCAAAATCAATTCGCTGAAAACTCATGTTATCTAAGTTGTATAGTGTTTCCGTGTCGAGGCGGACATCAAAGGACTCGACTCCATCCGGAGCGTCATCATCGTTTTCGTCCCCCTCCTCGCTAAACTGCGGATTCCCTGAGGGGAAATCTTGAAATGGGTTATATCCCCGATTCAATAGGTTAACCGCCCACCGGCTGGGACAAGTCCCAGGTCCGCCTTCTTCGGGGTTCTCTGGATCTTTTTCAGTTTCAGTCGCAATAAAGTCGATAACCTGATTCGCAATATCGACATTTTCCTGCGACCAACTCTCTTTCGGGCTACCCATTAACATCAGAGTTTCATCCCGAATACTTTCGCCATTATCGACCATTTCGTCGGCGCAAGGATGTTCGTCCCAACGCTCCATCTGGTCGTTATCCATGTTGACCATCGAAGTCCACATTTCGTAGACTTCATCCAGTTCTTCCATGTCAGGCTCAGAGTCCTCTCTATACTGCTGATATGCCTCCTCGAACTGAGCTTTTAGGCCACCAGTCGATTCGTCATATCCACCGGGAAACGGCAGGAAGGAGAACTCCTGCATCGTTCCATCGACCGGCATCGGGTTCCCATCATCATCTTCGGAAAGCTCGAACTGCATCCCGAAGCCCACAGATCCATTCTGAACCTGCGGGGGATCGAATGTGAACCGATCAACGAACTCCTGATGAGTGTCTGCTCCCGTTTTGGGAACGTAACCCCGAAGCCGAAGGGCACCGTCTGAGAACCACATATCAGTGATCCGTCCGGCGTTCATCAACATTGACCGATCATGGTCAACCTGGGCGGGTGCCTCCTTCTCGAAGTTAGACGCGACCGTTTTCAGGAAGTCTTCGGTGATCTTGAACCCATTTCGCATCCCCGGTTGCATCGCCTCGAAGACAAACTCAACACGATCTTCGGTGTCTTTGACACCATATCGGTTGAATCCTTCCTCAAGGGCGTTCTGACCGGGGGAAGAGAGATCAATGGAGAAGCTAAGATCCCCGAGATCGCCGCCATCAACTGTTTGTGTAGTCATAGTACGCGCGTGACCTTATCCGCAAACCACATCGTTATCATCGCAACCCCACCAGAAATTCCACCGACGACGGTGGTGTTGCGTTTCACTTTACCCTGTAATTTGTCTATTTCCTGTTCATTCTCAGAGACTTCTTCCGAAATTGATTCCAGTTGTCTCTGAATACTCAGTGTTCGTTCGTTGATTGCACCTAACTGAGCATGAGAACCTTTTACCTCAGAATGAATATCATCAAGTTGATTAGTTTCTTCGTCGTCCATATCTTACTCGTTATCTACACTCTGCTGATTTCGACTGTCATCATCAGAAGTGTCATTTTCCGGGTTCTGCCGTGATTTCACTTCACCACCCGAACTATCTGCACCGCCACCAGTATCGGTTGGTGCCCCACCCTCGGGATTCTGAATATCATCACCAGATCCGGCTAACTGCTGGATCACTGGGATGATTTCAGACGTTAGTTCTTCCTGCGTTGGCATTTCGACCTCGGGATCAATACCGACCCGTTGGGCGAACGCCTCACGAGTGAGAAATCCGTTATTGAACAGCTTTAGCGCCTCATCCGTTTCAAGACGTTCTTCCTCGGACGAATGTTCCCCAAACTCGAACCGGGGAACCATGTCAGTAAAGTTCTCAGGGTCCGGGTGACCCATGATGGAACGGAAAATCTGCTGTTCCACCGCATTTTGGATCGGAACCCGGAGGGCCTGAATCCGCCGATCAAACGACGGCATCTGTGTAACCGAATCATTGCGCCCGGTACCTGCATCGAGATTCAGCAAGAAGGCGGGGATACCGAACGCGGTTGCCACCCTCGTTTGAAGGTGCGTGAACGTCCCGTCGAGGTTCATCACACCAGATTCAGAGCTGGTCGAAGTGGAACCGACGACATCGTAATCAACGTCGTCTCCTGCCGCGAGCATCGAATCTGGCTCGATATTCTCAACGGTGTCCAACCAGCCCTCGATTTGATCGTCAGTCCAGTGGATGTTGTTGTCGGCGTCACCGAGCTTCCAGAGAATAGGCGGATACGCCTTCGTGGAGATGAACCGCGCCATGTCGATCTCCATGTCACGAAGCATATCCGTCTGCTCCTGGGCACGCTCGATGAAGGAATGACCCCACATCTCCTTCGGCTGTCGGTAAAACCGAAGAACAGCAACTTCGTGAGATTCGTATTCTACTTCACCGTCTTGCCCGCTGGTATCGAGAATATATTTACCGTCATTCCCATACTCGTCGGGCTGAATCTCCATATCGAGGGTCGGAAGAAGATTTGGCTCAAACTCGTCAGTTTCGCTGTTCCAGACAAGTTCAAGGAACGCGGTACCGTCAACGACGGCCCGTTTGACCCATTCGATCAGTTTTCCGTTAAAATCCGACAGTTCAACGAGGCGTTTCAGGTCTGCAATATCCTCAGCGGTCTGTTCCGTGTCCGTGAACGGGACATTTCGGGGTTCAATGTTGAACCCGGAACCGACGAGGTATTCGACCATCTTATCGACAGCCTGACCAACAAGCGGGTCAGTGTCGTAGATCGTCCGAAACTCCTCAATTCGCTGTTCAGGCGGACCTTCAGGACGGGGAGATGAACCCGCTCCGGTCGTCTGAACAACCGCTTTAGAAGACTCCAGAGCGAAATCGAGAGCGCCAGAGTTCTCGGCCTCTCGAAGTAGGTTATATGTCTCAGATTGTCCTTCAGTCATTTAGTAAATCATCGCCGTCGTCCATGACGGCGTTTATATGAGCGATTACTGTCGCCCGTCCGCGATACACTTCGTGTGCTATACGCCGAACCGGTACGGTTTTTCCCGCCCGTGTAATTTCGGTTGGCTGTTCTGTCCGACTGCTGGTGAACCGCCGTTCCCGACTGTGACTTCACCCGACCATCGGGGCCGGGCCTAAATTCACCTTCAGCGGGGACATATTCGTCATCCTCCGCCGCGTGCATCCGCTGTGATCGTTGCGAGTTGAGCATTACCGGGTATGCCGCGAGGATCAACGACACCGCGATGTCGTCCTTCCCGTCTTTGGAGTGGTTTTTCCCGGTCAGTTTCGGCTTTTTCCAATCCTCGTCTTGCGTTTTCACCATCGACTTCAACTGATCCTCCATATCATCGTCAGGGACCAGGGTGACCATATCCTCACGAAGGGCCGCGTTGAGGTCACCAGCCATGTCAAACCAGGCTTCCTGGTTGTTGAAATCGAACTTGTGAACACCACGACCGAGGACGTTCGTAATGTTAGAATCGAAGAACTTGCCCATCCCAGTTGCGTCAATGACCATGTGGTCAATGTTCAACTGATCCTGCAAGTCCTGAAACCGTGTAATCAAATGGTTCGGGTTCCCTCTGTCAGGGTCCCGAATACCAGATAGCTGGAGCGTCTGTTTGGTAACAACCTCGTGGTACCGGAGATAACGACGTTTCCCCGTATGTTCAAACACTGAGATGACCGTATCGTCACCTGAAGCCCCGAGGTCGATCCCCGCGACCATCAAGCCGCCCTTCTCAGCACCAACATACGCTCCGTATGAGTAATCGTCAACTGCGCCGCGCTCCTGTGCCCTTTCCACGGAATCCCCTGAAAAGAACCGATATTCGTCCGAAATTGGACGACACAGGTACTCTTGTGCGAACCCTTGCGGGTCTGAAAGTCGCTGAGACTCGAAAGTCCGGGCGTTCATATCCGGTCTGACGACCTCAGCGGGCTGATCCGTTAATGGGATCTCGATGTCAATGTCGTCAGCGTTCTTGAACGTCGGCTGTTTAATCGCAACAACGTCGTCTGCACCCTCCTGACCCCGCTTATTCGTCTCCATGAACAAGTCATTAGAGACTTTTGGCGTCGAAATCTGGAGGAGCTTCCCCTTGGAACCCAAGGAGATCGTCGGCATGAACGCCTCGATGACCTTCTCCTGATCCTCAACGAAGGCCATTTCGTCAATAAACACCGTTCTCGCGGTGATCCCACGCGCATTGTCGGGATTTGCCGTATATGCCTTGAAAGTGGACCCGTTATAGAGGATGATCTCCCCTTTGTTGTTCGTGTCTACCAAATCGTCAAACGGCAACGGTGAGGACTTCAAAATAGTCTCAATGTCCTCTATACGGTCCTGAGCCTGCTCTTTCTTCGTCGCAAGAATAGGGAACTCCATATTCTTGTGCCGAAGGCCATCAATGATGATCGCAATACAGGCAACGTAGGACATCCCGATCCGACGACCCTTATAACAGTTCAGAATCGTGGAATCGCTGTAGAAATACGCATGAAGGAATTGAGCCTGATACGGAAACACCTCAATAGACTCCATTTCACCCGTGTCTGGGTTCTGAGCCTGGAATAGGTCTTCAGCGACCTTCTCAGGTGCCCCGCGCCATCGTTCTACCAACTCTTCCAGGTCGTGCCCGGTGCTGTTGGAGAACTTCTCGGCCAACTCCTGATTTATCATCTATGATTGTCAACAGAAACGAAAGAATCCGTGTTTTCAGCAAGAATCCATCCGTCGCGAAGATTTTTCCACTCGACGTAGCAACCGATTTCGCCACGTCCCATGTTCAACTCCTCGACGTAGATTTGCTCCTGTGGCGGCTCCTGAGCGATCTTTCCTCCTTCCGAGGTAATTGGGTCCCTCATTGATCGAAGCCCATCAGAAGCCGCGTGTGTTGCTCATTTGGGATCAGAAACGAGGCCGATCCTCGTTCATCCGTCATATCAGTTGGAATCCTCAACGTCTCGTAAGCGAGATCGTCGTCTTCTTCGGGAACCAGATGCCGGTTATCGCCGCGCAAAACGACAGGAACGGGGCCGCCCGCACCCTGTTCAAACCACCATTCACGGATGTCTTCCGCTCGGTAACTCGAAATCTGAACCGACTGGTGGTTACCAAGCTCAAGATTGAACTCGGTTATCGCGTAGCCAGCAGAAAATTCCCGAACCGCAGTGTCAACCGGACTCCTCATCTTCCCAATCTTCGGGATCGTACTCCTCACCATCCTCAAGGGCAGATTCCATGCCCTCGGAAAGGAACTCGATCCGGCCACCTTCCTCGATGGCTTCCATCTCGTCCTGGTGCTTGCGAGTCAACCCGAGGTTTTCTTTCAGTTTCTCGATAAGTCGCCGCTGAGACTGAGAAATCTTGAGAAGGTGATGTTCCTCTTCTTGCTGATCGAGGAGTTCACCCTGCGCCGAGTATTCGTTAACCGTTCGCACGACGCCCTCGTCGTTGATCGTCTTTCGCAACCGTCGGTCGGTTACAATGTTGAGGGCAAGCGACTGAAGTGACTCCCAAGAGAAGAAATCGTTCTCGCGTGTAATGCCCTTTTCGGCACCACGCTCCATGATCTCTTCATACGCTTCCTCCTCCTCGTCACTCAAGTCTTCAAGTAGATGTTCCTGCATAGCGTAGTACCCGTGCGACAGATTGGCTAACTTTTCCAGATTTTCGTCGGCAGTATCGCCTTTCCGACCACCATGAAAGCGGCAGGCCGGGGCGTACTGCTCCTTCCCGTCGTCATCCTCATATTTTTTCGCACGATTGACACAAAACCGTTGAGGTCCATCGTACTCGTCCGGTTGTTTCCCGATTTTGTTGAGACAATACGCAGTCTCGAAGTGAACCCCGGACTGGTGAACTGGCGTGCCCTCGAAGTCGGAACGAAGGTCTTTCAGCTCCTCTGCTGTCCAACCGGTCAGTTCACCTGCGGCCATTGAAATGAGATACTTGTGGCGGGTCGTTACAAGCGCAGGTATACTGTACTGTTAACAGTAAACGTAATACGTTGCTGTTAACGTCAGGAAGGAGCAACAACCGCCACTCTTTCCCGTACCGGGTAACCGCGCTTGTAACAGCTTCTTTTAACGTAACTGTTACCGTGCTGTCCGACTGCCTCTTCTACTATAAACAATAAACAACCCTTTATATAGGGTGGGGGGAGGTATATAAGGGGGTGCTTTGTTCAATGATCTCCGATCTCGACGGCTTCCGCCAGGACGATCTCGGTTACCTTCGGTGCGACACGTCGCTTCGCGGTGGCGCGTTTCGGATGAACTGACAGTTATTCCTGGGCGTGTGCAAGGCGCGGATTTCGTCAGGAAGGCCGTGCGCGGGTTCACTGGCGCGGTTCACCCTGGGCGCGTGTCAGGGAAGTGAGAACTCCACTGGCAACTCTCAAAATCCACACAAATTTTCTGGCGGACTAACGTTTATGTGCAATCCTGTTGATTCATTGATGTTCTAACTACCATGTTAACATACCACATGGGCCACGTCCATGCTTGGTGATCTTGATTCCTGTAC